GAAACCGCTGCGCCTGCAGCTGAAGCAGCTGTGGAAACCGAAACCGCTGCGCCTGCAGCTGAAGCAGCCGTAGAAACTGAAACCGCTGCGCCTGCAGCTGAAGCAGCCGTAGAAACTGAAGCCGTTGCGCCTGCAGTCGAAGCAGCTGTAGAAACTGAAACCGCTGCGCCTGCAGCTGAAGCAGCTGTGGAAACCGAAACCGCTGCGCCTGCAGCTGAAGCAGCCGTAGAAACTGAAACCGCTGCGCCTGCAGCTGAAGCAGCCGTAGAAACTGAAGCCGTTGCGCCTGCAGTCGAAGCAGCTGTAGAAACTGAAACCGCTGCGCCTGCAGCTGAAACAGCTGTAGAAACCGAAGTCGTTGCACCTGCAGTCGAAGCAGCTGTAGAAACTGAAACCGCTGCGCCTGCAGCTGAAACAGCTGTAGAAACCGAAGTCGTTGCACCTGCAGTCGAAGCAGCTGTAGAAACTGAAACCGCTGCGCCTGCAGCTGAAGCAGCTGTAGAAACCGAAGTCGTTGCGCCTGCAGTCGAAGCAGCTGTAGAAACTGAAACCGCTGCGCCTGCAGCTGAAGCAGCTATAGAAACCGAAGTCGTTGCGCCTGCAGTCGAAGCAGCTGTAGAAACTGAAACCGCTGCGCCTGCAGCTGAAGCAGCTGTAGAAACCGAAGTCGTTGCACCTGCGGTCGATGAAGTTGTAAAAACTGAAACCACTGCACCTTTACAAAAGGATGTTCTAGGCCCATTAGATCTAGCTGTAACCAATTTTGGTGCAAATACTCACTGTAATGTTTCTCGTAAAGAGCTTAGCCAAAACAAACGTGTAATTATTACCTATAAAACGATTGGAGCTAAAACATTGGCTCAGAAAAACTTTGCACAATTAAATGCATTGTCTGGAAAGACACGTTTCAAAGTGGAAGGGTAATTTATGCATTACTTATATATAGGTCCACAGGGTTATTTGTTTCTTAAACGAGACAATGAACTAGATGAGATGTTTCTAGGAACACCATTGGTCATTATGATGGACCCCCATAGTCATTTAGGTGACGGGGTAAAGGTCCGGGTTAAGCTTACGGCCACTGATCCCCAATTAACGTTAGAAAATATCAAAATGGAATTGACGTTTTTTGACACTGCCACTAATGACCAGATTTATAAGTTTATTGGTACTTTAGATCCTTCTGATTCTGCTAAAAATTCAATTATGGCTATTGCAGAAGCTTCTCAAGAGTTTAAAGAATTTAGTGTTTCAGTCCCAAATGTAGATCAGTTGATTCAATATATTCAGCTATGTGATGCATTTAATTCCTATAACACTCTCAATCGTAAATACCTTGATTTGAATTGGGATAGTGACCCAATTGAATCAAACATAAATTCTGTTTTCAACATCTTAACTCAATTAGATGACTTGCCGACTCGCTTAGGTTATGCGTTCACTGATGATGTTGCTCTATATACCGAGCTTTTACGTGTGGCAGATAATTTAAATATTCGTTTATTGGTTGAATTGGATCCTACTTTAAACGTTGATCAAGTCGAGCAAGTTGCCCAAGATTTATCACCGCTTGATCATCGAGTTTCTTTTATTTGGAATCCAAATTTAGCACGCCCACTTAACGCGCAAGGCTTACAGGGCAAGTTAGTGCCACGTTTAGCAATTGGCACTTTGTTAGGTAGAAATGCTCGCCGTGATGCACAAACGAACGTTAAGGGGATCCCGCCGTATCATACTCCGATCGCTGGTTATGATTTTCCATTCACGTACATTGGCATGAAAAAACGTGATGATATTGTGCTTGATGACACCGCGCGTAAGCGTCTGGCAAACGTACAAGTTAATGTGGTTGAACGCCAAACTTTCCGTACAGGTAAACGCTTCATTCTAGGTGATGTGCTGACAGCGAATGGCGACCATTCATCTGCTTTAAAATTAGTGAACTCTTCTGATATTTCACTGTTTATTGACAATACATTAAACGCGATTGTCATGCGCCATTTATTAAAAGGCATGTCAACTTACATTGAAGATGCCACTAAAGAATGTACCAAATTTCTTGATTCATGCGTCACAAAAGACCGCCCATTATTAGTTCGTTCAACCGAAATCAATGGTTATTACGAGCTTTCAATTGTACCTCGTTCTGATCGTCCGTTTGATGCTTCAGACGTAACTTGTAATTACTGTACTAATGGTGCTTCACGTGCCGCTTTCTCTAATTTTGCTGTAGTTAAACCAGGACAATAAAAATGCATTTATTTGATTCTCTAAATCCAGTTTTTTTACCAGTTTTAGACAGTGCTGCAGCTGATGCAGCCGCAAAAATCGCAGATGATACAACTGACCTTGATATTGCTGAACTAAACCAACAAAACCGTATGTTGCGCTTATCTGCGTTATCTCTTGTATTAGTCTTTACAGATTCAATTGTAAGTAATGATCTAGATGAAGATGAGTTACCATCGGACCGCTTTGCTGCTTTACTCGCTGGATTTAGTGGCAGTGATGATGGGGATGATATTGAAATTGATCCAACGACTCTAGACATCATTACAGCACACGTAAAAGATGCTATGGAATCTCTTGGCGTTTCTGACAGCGGCATGATTAATGCGGCTTTTGGTGATAGTGTTGAAGAGGCTGATCAAGCGCTTCAGTCAATTGCTGAAATCGTAGAATCTAATGTACCAACCGATGATGAAGAGCTAAGCTCATTTGTTCAAGCATTCGTTTACGGCGACGTTGATGGTGATATTGATGACTCAGGTATGATTCTGGATTCTGCTGGTATCGGTAAAACTACTGTAAAACAGGGTAAATTCGGCAAAGTGATTTATAAAGCCATCAAAGCGGTACGTAACGGTAAAATCACGGTCGTAAATAAGCGTGTAGGCGGTAAAGTGAAGCTTTCAGTAAAACAGAAGGCTGCTTTAACTAAAGCACGTGTAAAAGCCTTTTCAAGCGCTGCTTTGAACCGCCGTTTCCATTCTGTTAAAAAGGGCAAACGAGCAGGCTTGTACTAATCGTTTACCTATAAAAACACCTTTAATTCTTTGTAGTTGAAGTAATAATAAACGTGTGTGATGAAAGATTAACTATTAATATGAAAGTGGTTATCTTCCATCACCTTTTTCAATTAATAATTATAAATACATTTAAAATAATAATTTATATTTTAGTAGTTAAGGCGATGAAGTTTTGTATTAAATTAAAAAAAATAAGTGCTATGCTTATAAACCCTGATCAATATTTTAGTGAATGATAAAAGAATACCCATATGGCTTAGTTCAATTAGCTGTAAATTTAGCCGCAAAAAAAAATGCTATTAACCTTGGGATTGACTTGGATCCCGAAGCTCCTGCATATATGCAGTTAAGTAATTATTTAAGTAAAAGAATTAAGCCTTTACCTAGAAAAGTCGCTGTATCGAAAAAATTTAAAGTACCTAAAGATTTATCAGAAGGATATGTAAAATTAGTTGAAAAAATTAAAAATGGTGAAGATATAAATATGTACCTAAGCAAAGGGATTGAGAAAACAATGTTTTCTGATCGTTTTCTAGATGATTTTGGTTGTGTGCATTTTCATCTAGGAAGTTCTTTGAAAGGTGGATATATAAAGCGTACAGGCCCTATAGCTCTAGCATTTGTCACAATTGATGAGATATTTTTTATTGAGACTAAGCTTCATGGCAAGGATCACCCTTATACATGGACTGATAAAAGTGTGCTAGAAATCCTTAATGAAGAAAGGCCACACTTTATTGCAAGAAATAAAACTACACTTCTAAAAGATGTATCTCCCACATATTCTGATGCAGAAACTATAAAAAATCTTCGTACTGCTGGCTATTCATTTGTAGTTACTCTCGATGATGGATCCGTTTTAATGCCATCAAAATTAGGGTCTGTTACTGTTCGATCATCAAATAAGAGAAAAAACTCTATGTTAGCTGTAGAGCATATGAATCGCATGATGCTCACTACCAGAGAAATTTATTTCATGGTTAATCAGTATATTAAGAAGTTCAAGTTAGAAACGAATTGTACAATTACAAATGTTGAGATTATCAATTTAGAAACAAATAAAAATGATTTACTTAGAATTGATAAATTTGATATTCAGATCCATTACTTGAAAGAATTCGGTCTTTTTGTACATAAAGTTTCTAAAACACGCGAATAATTTATGGAACTTTAAAAATACGGCCAGTTTTAAAAGTTGAATAATTAGTTAGTCTTTTAATGAGCTAACACCATGCCACACATCACTTCAATTTTAGGCAATGAACCGGGTATTCAATACAGCGGAGTTACAGACAAAACAGGATCTACAGGATCCGCACCGATAAATAATATCTTTGTTGGAAAATTTAAGCGTGGCCGTTTAGATCGACCGATGACTATTACCAAAGCCAACATACGTGGAATGCTCGGCTATGATCCTAAGAATCTAGACTATGTTGCTGTGCAAGATGCACTTGATACAAATATACCTAGTATTCAAGTGTTACGAGTTGCAATACCTAGTTGTAACTGCCAATCAGATTTTTACAAATTAACGAATAGTTATAATCTTTATTATCCAACACAATACGGATCGGTTATTTATACATTAAGTTTAAATAATCAAGTTTTTCATGGAATTACAGCTAGTACATCATCCTATTCAATTATGGATGGTTTAAATTCAATTTTTGCAGAAGCTCACAATATTTATGAAATAGTATCCTACTCATTGAGTTCAGACGAAAACGGAACAATTTATCTTCAAAACACTACGAATGATTGTTTAAAAATTAATTTAACGGCGAGCCTCGTTCTGCAAAGTAATAGTACGAATAGTTTGAATGATCCAGTTTATAGCACCATAAAATTAATCGATAACTTAGAGCTTTGTGCTTATGAGCCACGTTAAAAAGGAATTTTTAGATGCGTATTTCATTCTGCACAACGTGTAAAGGCCGTTTGTGGCAATTGAGCCAAACCTTACCTGGTAATTTAAAAATGCTCGATGAGCATTCAGAGATTATTTTGTTAGATTACAAGTCGCCTGATGGCTTAAAAGATTGGGTTTTTAATAATTTTCAAGACTATTTAGAGAGCGGCCAACTTAAATATTTTCAAATGGTCGATGATTATGCCTATACATCAGCTTATGCGAAAAATGTAGCTCATCGTCTCGCTACTGGTGACATTCTATTCAATTTAGACGGCGATAATTACATATATGACGGGCTTTTATATGAATTGCGCTTGCTCAAAGATTATCAGCTCTTTTTGCCAAGATTAGGGATTGAAAACGAGGGAATTCTTGGGCGAGTGGGCTATACCCGAGATGCTTTCTACCGTTTACAGGGCTACAACGAAACCTTAGTCGGTTTAAAAGGAGATGATGGCGACCTTAGAGTCAGGGCTCATAAATTTAAATATTATCCAATTCATGCATCTTATCGAGTTCCGGCGATTCAAAACACGCGTGAGCAAAAAGATATGTATGTAAATAACGGTGAGATCAAAAATTATGACAAGCCAAGTCCACCAGTAAATTACCCTCAAATCTGGGGTAAAGCTGATGTGATTGACCGTCTTGGAAAGATGATCAAGGTGGGCTAAATGAGTGTCTTTATGGGATGGTTCGGAAAGCCTGAAAAGCGAATAGTTATTTCTGCAAAGGGCCTAGAACATGGGCTCACAGATATTTTGCTAAGTCTTATAGAAAAAGATACTGTGATCATGGTGTTTGGCGCTGAAGCGGGGCTTGTACGGACCATTCCAAGAGACTTCCAACAATATATTTTTATTTGGGAAAGTGATTTAAGACTTGATGAAGGCCTTAGATTTTCCAACCTTTTCATTGCTTCAGATGCTAAGAATCCGTTTAGCACATTATCAGACCAATACTATTGCTTCGAAAATATGAAAGGCTTTACTGATGAGATCCTTTCTACCATTCCAAAACGTTTTGAGCATGATTTTAATAACAGCTAGTAGCGTGGAATATCCTTAATTTTCAATTTTTGCCATAGCCCAAAATAGTGATTAAAGATTATTTGGTTAAATGCTATGGCAACTTTTGAACTGGCTTCATTATCAGAAACTCATGAATTAATCACGCTTATCAAAGATACGCTTGAGAAAGCAACACAGCAAAAAATTGCGTATATTCTTGTCGATAAAATGCGTAAGGTTGCAGGTGTAGCAACAAAAGACGCCCTGTTTAATTTAGAAGAGGGGCAAGCGCTTACACTTTCGTTAAGAACTGACGGCGACGTTATTAAGACGTATCTCAATAAAAAAGAGATCCCATTACGCCGTGTAATGGACTATGACAATCTTGATGACTTCAAAGCTGGAATTGAAGAGTTAGCCCTCAAAATAAAGGCTGAACAGCCTAAGTTTGATCAAGCACGCCAAAAACAGCGTGTTCAAGTTCCAAATGACCCCGCAAGCCGCAAAAAATCCATCAAAAAACAGACGGAAAGTGTTTTGATGCTGGTTGATGAAGCGAATAAAACAATTGCTGAGAAACAGCAGCTCTTAGAATCAAAACAAAATGAATATGCAGCTTTGATAAATGCAGGTACACCATGATTTTAAAATTTCATATCTGCGTAATTTGCCTTGGTTTTCTTTGGTTTAGCTTTCTTCAATATCAACTCATGTTTAAAAAATCTGAGGGCCAATCACTGTTATCTCGGTTTTCAGTGATTTGTAATAAGCAGAACAGGGCATTACTCGAAACCGTATTACAGACATACAAATTAAATCTTTTTTTTAGACTTCTAGCGAGCTGCACCCCATTCTTATACGTCCTCTACGCTGAGGCAAGAGTATTAGAAATATTAGGGCTATGGTCCCTCGAAATTTGGATTTTTCTATTCATTCAGGCGCTCATGCTTTTGTGGCGTGTTGTTATTTATCAAACAGCATTTTCCATCGTAGAGCGTTATTTATGAGCTATCAATTAACCGTTGAAGACATTAAGAAAATAGTCAACCACTGGCTAAGCGCAAGGCCAAATGGCTATATCGGCGTGAACTATGGCCGAAACTGGCAAGAAATTTTACTTAAACCCATGACTGAAGATAGTGCTGATTTGATTTTGCAATGGATGCGAGAAGATATCCCTTTATTTAGAGGGTTGCCTACTGAAACATTGAATATTAAGAGTCGCCCTATCGATATTGATAAAAAAGAATTTTTTATTGCAATCGGCTCTATTTTGATACCACTCCCTTCACAAGCAGATTTAAGAAATCCGACAGGAGACACTTACGATGCCAACGCTGGCTAGAATTCAGGAATTATCTTTACAAGTACTGCAAGATTATCCAGCTTATGCAGCTCGTTATGCGGCTGGGGATCCGACTATTACGGCACCGTTGCAAGTGATTCAGCATGTTTTAGGCGAGTTTGGCCGTGATGTTGATATTTCAGAACTTGAACCCTTCAAGAAGACACGTGATGCTACCATACTGGCTGATGCAAGTAATAAAGGCATTCTGCCCTTATGTACCCCATGTCAGCACTATATAGAAGTCATAAATAATGGTAACAACAACTTATCGCTTGCAAGTGGGCGCGTAATTCTCGATGGACAAGGTCGTCCATGGCGTTTACTGCAGAGTGTTAATGCTGCAAAAGGTGAAATGGTAGCTGTTCTAGCTGAACAATCTGAATTAAGAGAGGTTACATATAGCCCAACCGTAACAGAACCATTTCATTTTTACCCGCTTGACCTGCAAAGCGATGTAGATTTAGTGCAATTGTCAGTTAATGACCAAGACGGAAACATATATAGCTTTGCTAAGCGTTGGATGAATACAAACGCGAATGATAAAGCAATCGTCCTTACAACCAATACGCGCCGTAAGATGACCATGCAATTCGGAGACAGCTCACGTTTTGGCACAACTTTACAAGCGGGCTCGGTTTTAACTATTCAGATTATTGAAAGTTTTGGGGATATTGATGCAGCGTTATTGCGTGAGGCATCTTTAGAGACGGTCGAGACAGCAACAGAACAACGTGCTGTAATTCGCTTTAAAACTGGTGGGTTATTTCGTACTGGCGCTGATTCTCTTAATATCGAGCAACTACGCTTACTTTCTTCATATCCTGATTTTGATGATGCAGTATTCTTGGGCAATTATAACGCTTCATGTTTAAAAAGCTTTCTACCACGTTCACATTATTTGAATGTTTGGAATGAAGTTGAACAAGAAGCGAATTACGGACCGAGTTATACAAGTATTAATAAAATGTTTGTGGCCGTAGCTGCAAAAACACCTGCAGAACAATCTTTATTGCAAGAAGATTTGGCTAACTATATTGGATTATTGAATAACTTGTATAAGGGCAAGGTTATCTTTCATGCAGTTGAAGAAAGACCCTTTAATTTAACAATTCAAGGGCTACTATCACCTGTTCACAATGCTGAAGCTGTTAAAGAACAGATCAAAACCCTACTCTTAAAGTTTTATGGCCGTGAAACAACAGCAACGAGCTACTATATTGCTGATGGTTTTAACTCCCAAGAAATCGGAAAACTTTTAAGTGACAATATCAGCGCTTTTCAAGATCGTACGAGCGATTTTAAAATGATGATGGAGGATCTAGAAGATAACCCTATAAAACCGCATCAGTGGACCTATTTAACGGCGAATAGTATTACTTTAGATATTAAACAAACTAAGAATACAGGGGGAAGCCGATGGTCGATAATCTAGACCTACTTTACCCTCTCAAGCAGTCAGATACCTTCGATGAAGATGAAGCTTTCTTAAAAGAGTATTTTATTCGTTTATTTGAACTACTTTTTAAAGATCAGCTCAACGACATTTATTATTACGGCATGCCTCATCTGGGTAGCGCCAATGTGGTCGAGCGTTTTACAAAACAGGACGGTTTAGTTGTACTTAGACGACCTCAAGTAAGCGCTTTAATCATGAGGGTTATCTATGCAAATTGGAAATCTTTATCTTCAAAACAAGGACTCGCATTTTTGGAGTTCATCCTTCAAATGCTATGGCCTAACCAGTGGAAAATTATTAGGCTCTATCACAGTATTTCACGGATTAATCGATATCCTATTTTGGCAACAGAGTATGAAACAGAAAACAGTTTCTTAACGTCACGTATTTTTATTCTCATGGATGATGAAGTTGACCGTCAGGAATTAATTGAGTTGACGCCTACGCTTCAAAATTTAGTACCGGCACACATTTACCCGACCGTAGGAATACGTATCAATCTAGGCGATTCAATTAACATTAACATGGGCGCGGCTATGGTTGGAGCGAAAGTAGGAGCTTTTCAGTATCGATAAATTTCAACGTTTTAGGGTGGAATTGCTTTAAAAGGCCATTTTTGAATGCTTGCAGAATATTCCGAACATTTCATATTTTCGGAATATTCAAACTATGCGAGCAAGTAACTTCGAGCAAACACTTCTAGACTACTGTCAGGACTACGAAACAGCCAAAAGCTTAGGTACAGCAATGTTGGCATGTAATGCCATGATTGTCCCAGCTATTGCTCCTGATATTGCGCTATTAATTCCGCAAGCGCCTCGACCTGTGACCACTTATACAGAACCGGCTGAGATCGTTTTTGCAGGTGGTCTACAAGCTCACCGCCCTGGTGTGCCGAAAACAAGTCATGAAGGTCAAATGCAGATGATCGAAACGGATACTGGTCAAATTGCGGGTTTTGCTGAACTTCTCATGGCAAACGGCGGTAGTACAGACTGTATCGTTTTTGATGGCCGTAGAGATCGTTTTACACTTGCCTACCAATTAACTGACTGCGCTATTACATTTGAAGGCGGTGAAATTGATGCAGAGGGCAGAAATACAATTATGAAAATTAATGCCCCAATCAAATATATGTATTTTGGTATGAACTCAAGCCTAGGTTCGTCAAGCCCCGCCGTTGGAAAAATGCAGAATGCAACCCCAGCTTTTGACAAGTTCCTACGAGATGCAAACGACATTTTAAACTTTGTTCAAGCTGGTAATTCACTTGTTCGAGCGTTGGGGCAGTTATAAATCATGTTATTAAAACAATGTGATGGAACCCTTCAAATCAGCTCAGCAGGTGCAATTTATGCACTTGCTGAGCTGCTTTCAGATCATTACTTAGCGATCGGCTATAGCTTAGTGAAAGAGGACATTATTGAAGTCCTCAAAATGAACTTTTTATTTTATGCTGGTTGGGCCGTTACAAAGGGCCAGCTGCAGACAACATTTCCGATCGATCAAAACTCAGTAATTTCCGTTGGCGAATGGGGCATTTTAGAGCCCATTGTGCGTGCTCACATTAATTTCATTCAAGCTCAACGAATGGAAGCAAGTGGGGCCATGGGTGGGGATCGTTTTGGTCTAACTTCAAGTGAAGCTGAACAAGCCTACTCATTAGCAAAAGAAACAATGAAAAAAGAAGCTTTTTTAGAAAAGCCTTTTACCATTGATTACGACTATCACAAGCCTCAGCGCTTTATGTAGAGTGAGTTAAGACCTTGCGTATTGTGCTTTCAGACTCGTCAACAATCCCTTTAAATCGGCTGGTATCGGTAGTACTTCGCTCTGATTGTGTTCCTGTGCCTTTAACCGTTGAGTTTCAGGCTTCTTTAAATGCGGATCTGGAAGCACAGTTAAAAGAAGATAGCATTATCTATATGACCGATGATTATGTAGAAATGAAAATCATCAAAGCAGTAATCAATAGAACTTCAATTATTCGCGGTGATGAGCGTCAAGTTATCGGCTCATTTATTGCTGTATTGGCTGGCTGTGAGAAATTAATTAAGCCCGCATCCAAAGCGATATATTTAGAAAGTACTTCAATCGGGGCTGCATTACGTGCAAGCGGTATCAAAGCTGCTATATCTGAAGATGTGCCACTGATGAAGTTTTTTGTGCCAAATGGAGCCATCCCGACTTATTTGATTGCCCGAGCTTGTGCTGAAGAAGCTGCGATAATGTTTATAAATTCAGATGGAAAAATTGCTATTCGGCGCTTAGCGAATGTAATGCAGAGTGATCCTAAACTTAAACTCGATGCTTCAGCTGTAAGCTGGGTTAATAACCAGCATCAAATCACACACTCAATACCTTCCTATATAACAGTCAATACTGACGGTAAAACGATTGAAGGCGAGATTAAACCCGGTCAACTTGCCAAGTTTCAGCCATCTTTAGATCCACGCCGTTTGAAGAATTTAAGTACTGCGTTGGTAGTGAAAGGCACTATTCAGCGTTCATTGAGCCCAACACTTAACGCAGGTGATGTTGTCCTGATCAATAAAGAGAAGTATGTCATTTTAACGGCGGCACATAGATTTGACTCTGGAGCCTTAGGCGACGCGACTGCTTCAGCCTCAAAATTTTGGATTGCTCAGGTTGTTTCATTATGAATAATTACAATGGTTTTTGGCCTGCAAAAATTGTCTCAGTCGATCGTAAGGGACGAACTGCAAACGTTCAGATATCACCTATCACAGATGGTTTAGAAACTGGCATTAAGGCGACCTTTCAATATGCAATTGGAGAGGACGACTTTGACACCGAAGTACAAATATTAGAAGGTGCTGATGTCTATGTCTTTTTCTTGCAAGGTGATCCCTATAGTCCTGTAATCAGTGGCTATCGTTCACGTGGGGAAGGTGCTGAAGTGGGCCATCGTCGGATCCGCCAAGAAAACATAGAGCTGCTTGCCGAAGCAAATATTTCATTGAAAGCTAATAACGAAATAATTCTTGAAGCTGAAACCATACGCTTTAAGGCCACAAATATTATTAATGAAGGTGATTCTAAAACAACAGGTAAACATGAAGTTGTAGGAAAATCTAATTTAGTGGGCGGTGCAACGATAAATGGCATTGAATTTGATGTTCATAAACACGGAAATAGTCCTGGTCCAAGTTAGGGTGGAATAACCAAAATGGCTGATTTTTAAATCATTTGACAATACGGCCAATGATTTAAATAGTTGGTTAAAAATGAGTACATTTGGCAATCTCTTGTCCGCTGCGTTTGGCGCACGGCAAGCCGAAATGCAGACACATATAACAAGTGATCTTAATTCAATTAATAAAGTTTATGAGAATTTTGCGCCGTATTCACTTGGTACTTATTCCTCAAAAGAATTACAACAGCGTGACCGAAAGCAGATCTATACAACCTATAAGATTATGCAGACGGATCCGACCATTGATGCTGCTTTAAACCTTTTAGTTACGGCAGCACTTGGAGGGCATGAAACCCGCGGAGAAGTCGTATTTATCTCACCTGCGGACCACATACGAAATGACGGGATTAGAGCCCAAAAATTGCGTGCGATCGTAGAAAAAGAATCGAAGCATTTACAATCACTCATTAATTCATTCGTTTTCGCCTTTTCTCGAAATGGGATTACCTACGGTGATTCTTATGCACGTATTTATGCAGCAAAGGGTTATGGCATACATCACGTACTTTGTGATGAGCATGTAGAGCCACCAAATATCCAAGCTTATGAACAAGCGGGACAAACCGTTGGCTATCACGTTCTAGAAAAAGGCAATATTGATAATCGTGTTCTTACGAAATTGACGCGTTCGCAAATGATTCGCATGAAAATGCAGCGTATTGCCCCCGTTCCTCAGTTCCGAGTTGATCAGATTTATACTCAGCGGCTTTTAGAAGAAGACGACATCAGCAAAGTACCAGTGATCCCGAGTCCGGTTGGTGGATCCTTTTTACAAAATGTTGAAACAGCATGGCGTGATGTCGTTCTTAACTTCACCGCACTCAATACTCAGCAAATTGTCGATAGTGTCAAAACAGCATTTTTAACTATTGATGTCTCTGGCATGCCGCCTGAGAACCGAAAAATTTATAAAGAAGGTCTAACAGATGCAATTTTAAAGCAGCATGAAAAAGCCAAAGATGCATTAATGGGCGGGGATCCGCTTTGGGCAACAAATTGGATTGTGCTTCCACAGTGGGGTGACAAACAAGTCATGAACCCTTTGGGGGATATAGCTCAGCGTAGCACACCTCTAAGTATGGAATTGGTCATGACGCATATGCGTCGTGCGGTCGGAGCGCTTGGCCTAGACATATCATTGCTCGGCTGGGCTGATATGTTAGCAGGTGGTCTAGGTGATGGCGCAGCGTTCCATACAAGCGCACAGGTAATGCAACGCTCTGCATTAATTCGCCAAGCTTTAACTGAACCTTTAATTGACTTATGCATTCTGCATTTTGCCTACAAGTATGATGAAATTTATCTGCGCAGTGATTTGCCTTTTAAAATTGAGTTCTACAGTGATATCAGTGCAGCAGCCACAGAAGCTTTAAATAATAAAAATACTCGAGCAAATACATTGATGATGACTGCTCAAAGTATTCAATCACTTAAAGAGCTGAATTTGCCAAGCCAAGCAAACACCGTACTCCTTGATGAATATCTAGGCATGGATACAACAAAAGCAGATCTAATTGCTGAATCTATAGAGAAGGCAAAAGCTGAAGAAAGACGTTTGCAACAGCAACAAAATGGTTTTACTGGCAGCGAAGGTGGTTCAGATCCTAGTGAAGATCCTAACGCTGATGAAGGGGAACAGGGTGGCGTTTAATTTTAATGAAGTTAGAAGTGTCGGGCAGTCACAACCCCAAGTCTCACCAACACCGGTTGATGCAAAGCTAGAAACAATCACAGTTCAAGCATCAGGAAGTAAGAAATTATGGGCAGGTCACTCGGCAGCTGAAGCCCAACAATTGTATCGAGAGCTTTATGATTTGGGGGATATAGTCAGTGCTCATTACTTTGTAGAAATGAATCCTTACAACGACAATGACACTAAGGACCTTAGATTTTTTGATGATCAATTAACTGGTTATTTGGCGACTGAAACAAACCTATCTGTGATCGAAGCCGATTATGAACAAGTCAAAGTAGGGGCTTTTTATTTCAATACTTTAAGCGGGGTGCAAGATCCTGATATTCAACTCACTCTACTTGAAACAAAAGACGCTCGAATCCTTACAAGCTTTATGCAGTGGCGTGAAATGATGGTTAATAACGATGGTACTCTTAACCCACCAGCAAGTTACGCCATGGAGATAACAGTAGGGCTTTTTTCACGTGAGCTAGGACTTGAAGACAAGCCTTTCGACCGTACGTTTTTAGTTGCCCCAACTTTGGCCTCTCTAGATAACCTTGCTTCAAATAATTTTGAATCTCTTAGAGTGCCTGTAACACTGAAAGTTTTACGCCCTTTTAGCTTGGAATAACGCAGAAAGGGCAAAATTTACATCAGCGACAATGAGTTAAACACTCATAAGGCGAAACTGATGTCAAAAAATGCCCTTTTTAATGCCCTTTATCAAACAGGTGATGAGCGCAATTTAAAAATGCCCGATGGCACAATGCAAAATGATCATTGCATTGCAAATATCGGGCACCTACAAGGCCAATCTAGACAGATTCCAGCAATTCTTTGCGATAGTGCTGGATCTTCAAACTGGTCAGTATTCAATGTTGTTAATGCTGATCGTACTGATCAAGTTGCCGTAGCTGGTGCTGTAAGTGAAGATCAAGCCCAACGGCTTGTAAAGCGCTATTTATTGCCGTTAATGAATGGGAGTTTACACAGCTCTCAATCATTGACAGATATCGGTATGAAGCGCTTTCTTGATAGCGCACAGATCCCGTCTAACACTCAGTACTTATTGAAAGATGATGCCGAGCATTTCAATCACCGGATCTGCAAAGAGCAACCCATTTGGGATGAGTGCTCTATCAAATCACACGGCGGTAATTTTGCTCAGTTCATGTTTGATATTGTGCAAAATGATGCCCATGCAGAATTATTTGACTCGGTGACACCGAAACAGATTGCCGAAATCTTGATTGATGAGCAATGTGAAGTGGCTATTCATGACGCCATGGTGATTCAATATCGTGAATTTGACAAAGTAATTGATAAAATTGCGAAGCAGCTGCAAGCCATAAGTGACAAAACTTTTTATGTTGAAGAAGTTACCAAACTAAAGCCTTTTAAGCGCTTAGGGGTCGCAAACGTAGCTGCAGTATTTACGATGTCTGACACTCAAACAATTACTGTAATTCTCAATAATCCCGACTCTACACCATCCAAACTTTCACAAGATGATGTTCTCACATCATGGAAATGGATGTTAAACCGCCGTGATGTTACAGCTGCTCTACAACCTCGCGCCGTAGACTCTAAGAAATTCAATTTGATTGCTCAGCGCATGATGAAATTACTTGTAAGTACTCATCCTCGCTATATCCGCGCACAAGCCGAAAAATTACGTATTCAGCAAGAATTTGATAATGCAAACGAAGCCTTAACTACTGCACAAGATACTTTGGCTTCGTTAGATCAACAAATTGCCGACCAACAAAAGTTAATTGATGAGCATGCTCAGCAACAACAAGAAAAGTTTGAAAACACACTGGCCGTAGAAAACGGTGAAGCTGAAGAGGGTTTACCTGGTGTTTTACCCGATGAAGGTAATGAACCAAATCAGCAAGAAGCTGAACCCGTCGATAATACTGAAGGGGATCCAACAATTGATGAAAGCACCCCTTCAATAGATCCGGTTGTTGTACCTGAAGAGCCTAAGCCTGACGTTAATCCAGATCAGGAATTCTTAACGGGTGTTATTGATGGCTCAGTAAACCTTGCCGATGACGAAACAGGTGCAAAACTTGAAGAAATTGGGGAGCGATTAAGCGAAGACTTAACAGATCTATTTAACCAAGCCGCTGAAGCATACGCGCAGTTTGCTATTGAAAACGCTTCAAAATAAGGGAAAGTAAAATGTTGACGATGTTAGAAAAAATCAAACTTTCCCGTGAAAGTATCCAATTAGTTGCTCAGTTGAAAGAAGGTGAATTATCGCCTCTTGAAAAGGTAAAAATTTCTCGTCGAGTTAATGAAATTACAGTTTTGCTTGATGGTGTAATTTCTTCGGAAGAGCCTGATGCTGAACCAAATATTATTGATGAAGGTGATGGCCTATCGAGTGTAACAACATCGGAAAATTACCGTTGGAAAGATACCGCCGTGATTGCTGGTGCTCGTAAATTCTTAACCCAAACTTTTGATGTAGCGAAAAAAGAAGGCCGAAACATTGTTATTAGTGATATTGATTGGGATGAACTCAATAAAGACGATCGTCTAGCTCAAGCACTAATCAACAAAAAAAATGTGTTTGGTGTGGTTGATTGGAGCCAATTACGTGATGATGGAATGCCTTCTGAAGTCGCTTATTTGATTAAACGCGTTTATGACGCCGTTGCGAAACAACCCGTTGTTCCAACCAATGCTGAAAGCCGTAAAAACTATGTTTTAGCTATTTCAAATCTACGTGAGCGTCTTGAAAAATGCCGTAAATATGAACAAGTTCAAAAAATAATTGTTGATATTAGCTATGAAATTGAAAATCCTAAAGGCTTAGTCAAATATTACGATAAATCTGCTTTTGCTGAGGTTATGAATTTCGATAAATGGGAAACACGGGTAATTTCAGAGCTTGGGCAAAAATTTTATTCTTGGATTTTTAACACTGGTAACTCTGCTCTACAAGAAGCCAGAACCGGGCGCGTACCTCGTACATATCAACAATCTAAAGGCTTAGAGTGGGCTTGGCTTGATAAAGAGCCAAAATTAACTGATGAAGAGGGTAAACCTAAAAAACCTAAGGCCCCGAGTTTTCAACTTGAAGCAGCTGCAGACATTGAACGTGTTGGCGGCCCAGCTGTACAGGTAAGATCTTCAAAAGAGCTTGAACAACTCTGTAATTTCCGTGGTATTCAATCAGGCAATTGGGTATTAAAAGATAAGTCGAGTGCTGAGTTTCATATGCAAGCGACCGCTGAGGCTATGATTGATATGTCCGACGTTCTCGGCATTGATGTCAAAAATCTTGGTCTAAACGGAAATTTAGCTTTAGCTTTCGGTGCGCGTGGTAAGAGTGGGGCTTTAGCTCATTATGAACCAAGCGCCAAAGTCATTAATATCACTAAAATGAAGGGGGGAGGTTCCTTAGGCCATGAATATTTCCATGCCCTTGATAATTTAATCAATGACTTATCAACTCAGAAAGTTGGTGCGTTGGGCTTTTTTGGTACACGTGACTACGCAAAGATTGAAGATAAAGAGCTTTCTGAAGCATTCAAAAACTTAACGTATGCTTTACGCTTCCATAAAAATCGACTTGTTCATAAGAATAAATATAAGGATTTATCTAAAGAAGCTGATGAGTTTGATTTATCTAACTATGCTTCAACAGGTAAAGAATTTGCTAAAGATATGGGTTTAGACCCTGAAGCACCATTTGAACAGCCTTTGAGTATTGTTGTTGAAAAATTTAAAGCATGGTTTGATGCTCTTAAAGCAAAGTCGAGAGTCTATGTTGATTCTTTTGCACAACATAAACTAGGTGAATATTTGATTGCTCGCCATTTTATAAAAGGCGACGTTTCTCTTACAGCTGACGGCGGTGTACAAATCGCTATAGAGGGTTTTGATTCTCATAGTGATTTTTATAATAAAGCATTACTTTTAGATCAAGGCAAAATGGGCAAATATTGGTCCCAAGAACTTGAAATGGCTGCGCGTTCGTTTTCTGCATACTTACAAGATCGTTTGGCTACTATGGGCCGTAAAAATGATTATTTAGCTTACTCAACACAAGGGGGCAATAATCGTGTTGGTGAAGTTGCGTACCCGCAGGGCGTTGAACGTGAAGCTGTAAATGCTGCATTCGATCAGCTCTTTCATGTAATTAAAGAGAAAAAAATTCTTGAAACAGCAAGTCAAAATAAAGCATTCATGGATGCATTATTTACGCATGCATTCCATGATCCTGATTTTGAAATGGTCATAGGTTCTAATGAAAATTTTCAATTGCTTGATGGTATTGGTAGCTCTGGCACTAATAACTTCACTGACGATGACCAGCTTGGTGTTAATGACATTCTTGCCCAATCTGCCGCTACAAGCAGTTTAAATCAAGGACAAGAGCCAAATGAGCAACAATTGCAGAGTGGTGATTACACTACTGGCAAGTTAAAAATTAATGAATTACATGTTCATATAGAGAATCCTGCGGGTAGCGTACGGTCAGGGGTAGGGGCTGACGGCGAGACTTGGGAAACCAAAATGTTAGCTCACTACGGATTCTTTACAGACTCTCTAGGCCATGATGGTGATGAAGTCGATGTGTTCGTTGTTCCTGGTACTCAATCGGATTATGCGGGACCTATTTTTGTTGTTCACCAGAATGATGAACATGGTGACTTTGATGAACATAAAGTCATTATCGGCGCGAATAGCAAAGCTGAGGCTACTTTACTGTACCAAAATCATTATGATGAAAATTTTTCGGGTATGGGTAATATTGAACAGTACAGCTTTGACGAGTTTGTCCAATGGCTTAACCAGATTACTGAAGAGAATAAGCAGTTAAAGGGTATCTATGACAGCTGGTCGCAAGACGGTCATTATGAACATGTCATGGTGAGTAAAGTGAACACGGCCAAAGCCCCAAAATTGCAAGAAAGTAGAATTTCTCTCGAAGATCCTATAGTTGTACTTGAAAATGGAAGTAAGTACTTTTTAGTCCACGGTATTGAACGTTTAACCCTCGCTAAAGATCGTAATGAAAGAATGGTACCAGCCATTATTTTTAAAAGTTCTGAGGTTAGTTGGAGTACAGTCAATGCTGCTATTAAGTTGGCAGGTCATCCCGTTGATCCTGTAGCTTTAGGCGCTCTAATCACCAAACTAATTGAAGATGAAGCTATGCAGCAGCTTTAGCCTAATAAGAAAGCCCTCATAATGAGGGCTTTCATTCATGTATCTGCTATATAAACCCACAAAGCACAAGCCAACAGAGAAACACTCAATAAAATTAATCCTTGTCCTTGATGTGTCACATACATAGGAATCACTCCAATCGAATGATTTTCTTTATATTCTAAGATTGGTCGTATACAAAAAAAATAGATAGGTAATGAAAGAATTAAGGATGTACGGACTTTAACGGTATACCGAAATTTGAAGCTGAACAGACCTGTAACAACTGCATAAATGAGGGTATTAAATAAGACCTGATGGCTTGTATAGATATCGATTCCTATCAATTCCCAAAAATTAAAGGTTATTGTATTTATTAATGTCATTAGTAAAACAATAGTAATAACGATGATATTTGCTGGATTTGATACGTTTAACATTTCTAATAGGTATAAAGTAATTTTGGCGGAATATACTTTATAAAAACATATAATACACTGGCTAATATTAACTTTTACTTTATAAAAAAGCCCTCAAAATGAGGGCTTTTTTAATACTTGTTTATGCTCACTTAGATTTTTTATATATCCAAAAACCATAGGACGCTAATGCGATAACTAAAGATATTATAATTTGACCATTATTTGTTCCGTAGAAAGGCATTTCTAGTGTTTTTTCAAAAGTTTGTAATGCTTTTTCATTCAGTATCGGTCGATACCAAAAAATTGAAGTAGGAATGGCAACGGTAAACAGAACAGTAAAAACACTGTTAAACCCTATTGAAAGTAAGCCGATCAGTACTACAAAAACGCTAAATTTTAGACCGACAAGTAAAGCAATTGAATCGCTCAAAGTAAAAGAATCTTGAAAAAATTGAGCAATTGAATATATTACCGCAACAGATAATAGACCAAAAATAATAAGGCCCAAAGGTACACCGTTTTTTCCCATGAGTTTATCCAAAACTAAATTAAGCTGATGTTTTTTGATCAATATAGTTAAGAATAAAATATATTACATTGACCAAATATGACATTTAACTATCTGTTTTTTAGTTGTTTATTAGCGGCAGACCTTCCAAACTGAAATAATTTTGAGTCTTGTATTGTTGATTCATTGACCAGTTTCTATCAGGCAAAACACAGCTGCCAATTCCGATTTTCTTCTTGCCAAAACGATCGGTAATTTTATCAAAAGCTTTCATTATGTTTTCTTGTTGTTCAATGAAATCAAGATCAATAAGTAAATCATGAATATAGCCAGTCTTGGGCTCTAACGCCGTAAGTAATACACCACATTTTTTGAATGCAATATCATCTTTGAAAAGTTTTGGTAGCGTATGCATTGCAGCTTTTACCAAAATAATCGCGCTATCAGTAGGTGTGGGCATACCAATCGACGCCGTGGACCTAAAAAATTTAACGTTTTCGTCGAATGGGTTTGAATGTGCAAAAGTTGTTATTGCTCCACAAAGTAGACCTTGTTTTCTAAGCCTTCTCACTGCGATTTGTGTATAGAGCGATATCGCTTCACCTAAATCATCAATGTTCATAACCGGACGGCCAAATGCACGGGAACAAATAATCTGTTTCTGATCAGGTTTAGTATGTTCAAGCTCAATGCATGCAGTACCTTGTAACTCCAAAACAGTACGTTTTACTACGACTGAGAACAATTGTTGTATATGTTGGGGGTTAGCACTCACAGCTAAGTCATAAACAGTATTTAGCCCCATAGCGTGCAATTTTTTCGCATGTTGAGAGCCAATACCCCACACCTCATCAACTGGTATACTTTGGTAAATAGCTTCAAGATTAGTTAAATCTATATCAAGTAGATTGCATATACCTTTGTAATGTTTGTTTTTTTTCGCAATAAAATTTGCAAGCTTTGCTTCAGTTTTCGTACGGCCAATGCCAATGCAAATAGGTAAACCAAGATACTGATAGACTCGGTTTTTCATTATTCTTGTGTAGTCTGTTAAATCATATAAATTTTGGAAGGTCGTTAAATCAAGAAAACATTCATCAATAGAATAAATTTCTGTTTCTTTGTCGCCCACAAATTCGGCTAACACATTCATAAAACGGCGAGACATTTCAGCGTAAACAGGAAAATTACTCGAATGAACAATTACATTATGTTCTTTGATAATGTCTTTTAATTTGAAGAGTGGAACCCCCATTTTTATGCCAATTTTTTTGGCCTCATCTGAACGACTTATTGCACATCCATCATTATTACTCAATATAATCAAAGGCTTACCCAATAATTTAGGATTAAAAACTCTCTCACAACTGCAGTATGCGTTGTTGATATCAGCGAGAGCGAAGACCTTTTTTTCCATGATAAAACTTGATTACGTAACATATTCAAGTGAATCGTAAGGGGTGTTTTTGTAGATTTCAAATTAAGCCGATGAGTGGTATTTCAGTCTAAGAAGAAAGTTCATTTTTTCGTTAATTTACTCATTTTCTTTTTTTAATTGCTTAGCCATATACTCAATTTTTAGATTTAAAAGCTTAATGATTTCATCTCTTATACCAGCAGGTATCGACCGATCCCTATCTAACCAATGATTGATAAGCCGTCTATCTACACTCAAAAAGTAGGCCAAAGCTATTTTATATTTCTCACCAAATAGCTAATTTCCAATCTGTTCGAGCTGCTTAGGAGTTAAGGGGTGACTTTCGTCTAAATCAATCATTGGTGTACTTGAAGAATAAAGCGTGTGCTGCCTGCAATAGTGCCTAAAATATTAACTTTTAACCAAAGCTAAGTATTTACAAAAATATGCTCCACTAAAGCCTTCTAAGTGAACACACTCGTCTTTACCTTTATCAATGAAACTATCATTTAGACACGTCCAAACTTTAGATTCATTTTCCGGAAAAGTTGCTTCATGACTACCGACCATCATCACTTTATCGCCGGCTTTAAATCTTTGAATTTTAGTGCTTTCAATTCCATTCAGCTTAAAGTTATAGCCAGCTTGAGAAACTATAATCTTAAAGTCATCAATTGAGTGCTTATGAGCTATTAATAGACCTTTGCTAAATTCATTCTTAAAGTTTGTATAAGCTTCATCTGTATGAGTATCAAAAGGAATAATACTTAACCCTAAAAGCTTAGGTGTTAATTCAACCAAACCAGATACGGCGCTTTCACTTTGCAAATCTGCATCGACTACTTTGATTTCACCATTAAAAATTTCGCCGTTACTATCTTTATTTAAAGAATAAATGGTTGTTAGTCTCGCTTGATCAAAAGCAATTACTTTTACATCAATATGTAAATTTTGAAGTAGCATATATATTCCAATGCATATTTTTAAGTGATTATAGACTTAATTTACAATGATTTAGTTTAAATAAAAAGAATCAGGGATCATAGCTTCAGGAATTGCACCGACCTCTATTAGAGCAATAGAATTTTCTTGCACTTTTTTCTTTAAATCTTCAGTTTCAGAAACCCAATTTTCATCAAATACCAAGATTGTACCTTTATTATTTTCATTATCTACATCTACTTTTTTATAAAGATGTGGGAGATAGTCAGCGGCTACATTTAAAGAGACATAGCAAATTGAGGTCGTAGGTAAACGATGTTCAAAAACATTAATATCTTTAAAAAATTTATAATTTACATATAAATAATCAATTTTTAAATATTTTAAAAGCACTTCAAAAATTTGAACAATTTGATCAGCTGATAGGACTTTCTGAAATTTCAGGAGTAGGCCAAGGTTACTCAAATCTATACTGGCATAATCATTATTTTCTTCTGAGCCATTCCATAATGAGAAGCTTTCAAATTGGTCAGCACTTTTTTTATCAAAAAGATATTGAAATCCTTGGTCTGAAGGGAACGAATATTCTAAAGGCGCTTCAGGTGCAGTCTCATCATAATTATTGACATACCAATTAGCAAAAATAGGATCAATGACAGATATTTCTCTAACTATTTTGTCTAGTATTTTTAATTGGGATTCAATTTCCGAAGATGAATTACCAAGCGCTTTGGGTATACGTGTACTAACGAAAAACTTTTTCATTTTAATTTCCTGTTTTACATAGGCATAAAAATTGTATGAACCGAATTAAAAAGAAGGTCATCTACATAATCCTTGGTTTCTTTTTCATAAAAATACCATTGTAATTTAGCCCCCTTGAGCGTCAAAACAACGGCCGTTTGGCTCTTAGCTTCTTTAACCATAAGTTTAAAAACATTATCTGTAATGAACTCTTTCATTTTAGGGTCCAAAAATTGGGCATATCTTCCTTTTGCCTCAACTAAAATACATTCCATAGGCCATAACCCATCAAATGAAACCCCTCCAACTACCCATTCTTGGACCTTTGTAGTTGGCTTTTTATTCCCCGTTTTTAAAAAAGGTTCGGACACTCTAAACGTTAAAGGATAGCTAGATAGGTTGGCAATTTTGAACTGATATTGTGTATTAATTTCATTGCCCATTGAGCGTTCAATTTCATGTTTATTACCTCTTTGGTAAGGCTCGCATTTATTACAACGCTGTTGTTTTGTTATGTCTTTACTTACTTCTTTCGCTAAAACAATCGTAGCCATACCCTTTGCAGCTTCAGTAGCAATCACCCGCCCACCTTGAGTCGCTACAACTTCACCAGCAGCAGGGGCGGCAACTCTCGCGCCAGCGGTCGCTAATCCTCGTGCAATCAAACCCCACATATTATTTATCTCTCAGTTCGTAATATTCAAAAGCTGCTATTAGGTCTTTTCCACGGGCATTTGAGCCTTTAACAAAGCTTTGAATACCAGGATCATTTAGAACACCTTTTCTCATGATTGTGTTCCATACAATCAACTGACAAATGACCTCATTGTCCGTCAATAAAAGCGATATCAATAAATCAAAGCTCTTGTATATATCAGGCTTCAGCTGTTCATAATTAACCGGGTAGGCTTTGAAAGATTCCTTTTTATCTACTAAATACTGATAAATTTTTTCACAGAGTTCTTCTCTATCTTTTACTTTCTCAAGGCTATCAATCTGATTTTTATCTAACTTAATCATTGTATTTCAACTCATAGCTTAATTCGTTGAGCATAAAAGAAATGGACTCAAAGCCTTCAAGCAATTGCTTTTTTTGTTCACTGGTAAAGATGAGAGAGAGGCGATTTAACACACGTGGATCGTAATAACGAAGAATACCTATGCCGCCGTCATCGAGTTCAATATAGAGCTTTTCAAGAAGCTTATTTTTCAATTGCTTAATGTCTAATTTACTTTTAATCAAAATCATAGAATCCTTGGATTTCATGAGCTTAATTTGGCTTTCTACTTGCTTTAGATTTAACTGACTTAAATCGAACAATATAGGGCCATACTGAAAGGCTTCTTCTTCATATGTACCTTGAAATAAGTAGAAACAATCGCCGTACAAGTCTTCTAAATTTGATATATGGTCGTGGTCAATCTGTGCGCCATCGACAAGCAAAAATAATTGTCCATCTTTATGATGATTAGCAATAAAACTTTCTAAATTTTGATTCTTAAAACTCATCTTCTTACGATCCCTGCACCTTCTTTGGCCGCTTTCACAAGGCATTCAATACAAATAGGTTGGGGAAGTGCAATCTGAGGCATTTGTACTTGAGCACCGGGCTTAAATAGATGCTGACCTGCTTTAACCTCGAATTTAGACGGCGTAATAACAGTAATACCGCTTTTATTGATAATGATCTGTGAACCACCAGCCATGATTAAGAATTACCTATTATTTTATTAAAAAGATTTAAAATTAAACTATAATCTGCATAATAATAGTATTTAAACGTGATTAATTCCACCTTCTTTATGACATTTATTGTTGCAATTCAATTAAACGATAGCATTATCATTGCTTCAGATAATAAGAAAGTTACTATATCAAATGATGGATCTTTAAATATATCTAATGGAAATCTCTCAAAAATGTTTCTATGGAAAAAAGGGATAATTACAGGCACAGGTGAATATTATGTTATTAGTCGAAGTGTAAAAATATTTAATAATTATAAAGATCTACCACCTCAATATTTATCAGATTGCTTAGATGTTTCCAGAAAATTACGTGAATTTGAAATTGGTAAGGGCTATTATCAAGTTGCAAATACTAAACTTATGTATTCATCGTACACTGAAAAAGGCGCACAGCTTTATCGGATTGAAGCATTTAACCCTGAAGATAAGTATCAGGTCACGGCAGCGGAGCCAATGGATATAACCATATGGTTATTTAATCCTTCTATTGAAACGATTGCAGTCAATTTGCAAGATTTATACGAAGATTTAAAAGATAGGGCTTTTTTTAATAATAATAATGAATGGATTAATTACTATATTAAGCGCTTAGCTCCGATTTTTAAAAAACAAAGTCAACAAGATTGGCTAATGAGTCAAAGCTTTGATGTGTTTTTTCAGACTAAAGATCAATCCATATACGACCAAATACAGAACACTTAGATTGTTAAGTATTTATTTATTGTCAATTTTTTTTTACAATTAAAAAATATGAATTATTGACAGTTGTTAAACCGATCATTATTCTTCACATTCTGGCCACATTGCCAGGCAGTCTTGACGGACTGTTTAACTCTCGCATCAGAGCTTATCCTTTTCTGAGGATTTGTCTTAGATGTACCACTCGTCCCCTCTCGTAGCGGTAGGACGGGAGAGGGACACCTTCGGGTGTGCTGGTAGAGAGTTACTGGTCCGTCAACCTTCTTCCGTTCTGCCACCAGTTTCATAATGTCATGGCAGAAATCCAAATTTAAGTATTGGAGAACTACCGCCGTGATCATTAAATACAACACAACTTAGTAATTATTTTTTGTTTGGCAATTTTATTGTTGCCAAACTTTTTGTCGTTTTATTTCAATAAATCCAATATTAATTTTGGGTTGTGTTTAATCACAACCTAACGAGTTTCTACATGTATTTTTTACTGATTGAGTTCGTCAAGGACGTTAAATATGTCTAACAAAATAAGTAATAATAAAATATTAAATTTATTTCAAACATCTTGCATGCTTTTCACTCAATATGGATTTCATAATGTAGGCGTAAATACAATTGTAAATGAGGGAAGTATTTCTAAAATGACACTTTATAAATATTTCCCCTCCAAAGAGAAATTAATAAATGCATGTGTAAAATATCAAAAAGAAAAACTAACCGAACAAATCATTCATATCAAAGATTTAACTCATGATATTTCGGAAGTTGATAAACTAAAAAAGATATTTTTTACTCATACCGACTTGAAAGGTGATTATTTCTTACTCTTCAAAGGAATTTATGAAATTAAAAATGATTTTCCTGATGCTTATAATTTTATCATTTCATATAGAAAATGGTTAATAAATGAGATTTTTGAACTGATTAGCCCGATAAAAGTAAGTGCAACCAAACATGATGCACTATTGTTGTTATATATAATGGATGGAACCTTAACGCAACTACTAAGTACAGATAACCTTGACCAAAGAGAAAGTATATTTAGATATTTTTTAGTGGCTGCATTTGAGCTAAAAAGCTGTGATTAAAGCCCTCTACGGAGGGCAATTACTGCAAAACTCAACCAAAGTTAATTTGTTTATAATGCCAGTTCTTTAAAATTATTCTTAACGTCATCCACCAAGCGTATATGCATCCAACTGAACTTGTAGCCTCAGCATCATCCAATAAACCATGAGCAACATTATTTCTTAAGTTAAAACCATGTACTTTACAAAAAATAAATTCAATTTCAAAAGAAAGATTTTTACCCAAAATATCTACAATTTTGGGGTCTTTCATTAATGTACTTAATCCATTTTCATTTGTTGCGCCATCCTCACCACGTGTTAGGGTTATTGCACCTCTTTTATCTAACTCATTTCTGACTATATTTTCAATTTGTGGGCAAAGTAAGTGTATTGAAGCAGCAAATTCGTATTCAAACCCATACCAAAGTGCATCAACCATTAACATGATCCGGTCACGTGGAATAATCGGTGATGCTTCACAAATAGCCCTTAATAGATCTTTGCTAATTCTATATTCATGAGTTAGTTGCTCTAAAGCAGGCATAATCAAATGCTGAACAATTCTTGAAACTTCTAATTTAAATAATTCGTATATTTTATCTTCTAATGCTTCTTCATTAATTGAACCGTCCAATGGTCCAAATTTGTGAGCTGCAGGAGTTCTAGCTAAAACACGCCCCCCTCGATCTAAAAGTTTTATTGGTGATAAACCTGAAAAAAATGATTGTTGTAACGATTGTTTTGCAATATTTTCAATCTCTTCACAATTAGGACCTTGGTATAATTTTACAAAAGAAAATAAAGCATTAATTGGCGCACTCTTTTCACTAACATAGTTTTTGGCCTCTAACTCAATATCTGAGAAATCAGCCTTTGGATATGGAATTCGAACCATATAAGCTAAGGAGTCTTTACCAGCTTGGGCTATTTTTCTCTGAATATCGTCTATTTTATCTTCTATCCCTAATTTTTTTCGATTCTCGTTAGGAATTGCTCTATAAGCAAGTAATGCTCTTTCATATGATTCATGAGCTTGCATTGGGGTTGGATAAGCTTCAGCTTCCAATTCAAAACATTCTGCAATGGCTAATAGTGAATTAGCCCAGCTCTCTTCATCTTTAACCTGATAATATTTCTTAACTGCCAAATCATAGAATTGTCTCGCTAACCCATAACTATGTTTGCCTTTCAAACATTCCCCATGAGTAAAAAATAATTCTGCAAGCAGCTCTCTATAATCTTGATCTATCCCAGTTCTATTAAGCATTCTCCCAATTGTAAGGCTTAAAAAATGATTTTCAGGATTTGATATTTCTCTTTTAAGAGCATCAAACATTTCTGCTTTAATCCTATCTAAACGAGAATTATCTCTTAATTGCAAACTTAACGTTATCGCTCGGTCCCAACCTATATCAATACCATCATTCCAATGGTGATCTATGGGTAATTCTATATAAGCATCAATTGCTTTACGGGCATGAAGATGATTTTTAGGTTTATTATAAACCCATAGCAAATCCGCTAATCTTGCCTTTAGCAGGGGATGTTTAACATCATCTAAAATTGACTCTAAAAATATAAAATCTTCATCTATCATATGGTCTGGCCTAAAAGCCGCTAATTGTTCCCTTAGACTCTCTGAAGCATGCTTATATGGCTCATGTTGTCTTTCAGGAACAAAAGATAGAGATGCAATATATGAAAGAAATAAAAGAACTTCATAATGTTTAACCTTTCCCGATTCCTGCATACCAGTTGCAGCTTGATGAAGGCTCAAACAAAGTGATGTGTAGTTATAGTTTTTATATTTTTCAAGATCATAAGTCCAATCACATTCTAAAAATAAATCCCTTTTTGATTTTTCGTCAGTAGTCATCTTGGTCTCTTATCTAAGTTCTAAATAATTGAATTAATTTTTTAAATCATAAAATATTATAAATATTTATAACGACTTATGTGATTTCTAAACAATTATTCTTAATAAAACCCAATACCCACCTTAAAAAATACATTAAATGCATTTTTATCTATACATTTTATACATTAATGCATAATATATGCATTAATGTATTCGTTTGAATAATTTTTCATTTAACTTTAATAGGGGAAATCATTGAAAATTAAAAAATTGCACGTTGATTTTTCTGGACTACGGGAATTTAAAGACGCCGTTGCCATTGAAAATGAGTATTTGGAATTGCTTCATGAAGCTGGTCGACTAGACGATGAATATATTTCTGCAGCTATTCAGCTATATTCAGACGAAAAGGCTAGTCAGGATAAAGAAAGCTTAAAGAAAGGCTTTACTTCAACAATCAGCGTTTTTATTAATGAAGAGTTTTATAACGACTTCACGCTGCATGCTGAAGTTTGCGTAGTACATTCAGCCTCACCAGTTGTTGAGGTTACGCAATGAAAGCCATCATTCTTGATACCGAAACGCATAAACTTAATGGCTTGCCAATCGAAATTGCATATATGCCTTGCGTCATCGTTGACCGAAAGGTTAAAGCCGAAAAAGAGCAGATATTTCAAAAATACTATTCTTGTGGTGAACCTATCGAGCTTGGTGCCATGGCAGTTCATCACATTTTAGAATCGGAAATAGAAGGGCAACCGCACTGCAGCACTTTTAAACTGCCACCTGAAACGATTTATATGATCGGCCATAACATTGATTATGATATTAAAAGTTTAAATCGTGCAGGCACAGATACTAAGCAAATCAAAGCAATTTGCACACTAGCCTTAGCCCGCAAATTGTGGCCCGAGCTAGACTCTCACTCGCTTAGCGCATTGTCATATTACTTTGCTAAGGACAAAGAAAAGATACGTAATTATATCCGTGGGGCTCATTCAGCCGCCGTCGATATTATGCTTACAGCTGGTGTACTAAATCAGATTATCCAGAAGTTAGCCGTACAAGATTTAAATAGCTTTGTGATTACAGCTGAAGCCATTCAAACCCCTTCAATCATGCCATTTGGCAAGCATAAAGGTATTCCAATTGTAGAGTTGCCAAAGGATTACGTGCATTACATGCTTGGTCGTAATGATCTTGATCAGTTCATAAGAAAAGCTTTAGAGCAGGTGTCGTAATGGGTTTTACATATAGCTCTAAAAGTCGTGTTTTAACGATAAATAGTAAAAAAGCTACACCGTGGATCTTTCAGGATGTTTCTTTGCATGAAGTGGAAAGATATTGCGCCCACGTACGTTTTAAAGAATCTCAATACCGGTATTAATCAATGACAATTAAATTAGAAGCTAACTTAAAGCTAATTGAGTGTTTCACTCTTACTAAAATGTTAAACGGTCAAGAGTGGATGAAAGTCATGATTGAACCGAATGATGCCACTGTAAAAGATGGTAGTACAGGAGGCGGTAATTTTACGGTCATTCTGCCTAATCATGTTGGTACTACGTATTATTCCAACGGCGATAACACCACTTTGAAAGCGTTTCTTGCTGATACCAATACAAGCAGTATAGTTACCCGATTATTTGGGAGTTATGGCACCACAAATGTTGAAAACGGTGAAGAATTAATAGAATGGGCTTATTCAAATAATCGTGAATTGATTTTTGAAGCGAGACAGTCGGGCGAAATTTCTAAAAATGAGCTGCGTCTTGTTTTTGATGAACTAAAGGAAGTTGGCGAGTTTGATGATCCCAATGTTGCATGTAAGGACTTAACCACTGAGACAAATGAAATCCTAAATAGAATGTTTGGGGAGGATTTTTGGTGGTCTTCAATTAGCCCTGAAAAACCATGCGAAGCATATAAATATCAATACAAGATGATTGCCGCATTCCAACAATTTTTAAAAGGGCAAATGAATGAAAAAGTATAATTTGTCTGTGACGACTGAAGAAGTTATTAACTTTTATGACCGTGAACTTTATATACCGATAACTGTAACCCTGATGCCTACAGGTGAGAAAAGCGGAAAAGTTCTTTTTAATATTGATGATGATTATCTAGGTTCATACTCTTGGGCAAATATGGGTATGCCTATGAAAGAATTTCTAGCGACCGCAACACCTTCATATTTAGTCGAAAAGCTATTTAAAAAGCCGTATCAAGTTGATGATACAGACCTCGAAAGTTTTTTAAAGTTCATATATCGAGAATATCGGGATCGTATTAAAGAACTATTGTTCAGTGATGAAGATGAGGACTCGAACTTTCACGATATCCTACGTTATGCCTATGATGCGGTAATAAATAACGAGCATTGTTTAGGCATGGACTTCATCTATCACAATGAATCTACATATGAATTTTTCGAAAAATTATTTGGTTCAAATTGGTATGAAGGTTCAGTTTTCCAGAAAAAAATTAACCCCGAGTTTATTCAGCTTGAGGAATATATAAAGGCTTTTCAAAAGGCCATGAAAGAAACATTTTATTGCACTAATGGGGAAACTAATGTCTGAAGTTATATTGCCAACGGATCAAATCTCAGCGAATCCTGTTCAAACTACAATTTGGGTATCAAGAAGCGGTAAATCATATTTAGATGAGTCTTTAGCTCGCTATGATGGTTCTACACACCGTAAATGCCACCGCGGTCATACCATTCCTAAAAAGAGCCCATGTGAAGAATGTCAGGTTATAAACCAGCGTGAAAATTATGAGAAGTTCCCTAAGCGCGTATGGGAAGGGGAGCATATTTATTCAATTGCAGCAGATAAATGGTTTTTTTCTGAAAGTCGCCAAGCTTTACTTGATTACATGGAGGAAATGCAGCAAAACGAAAGGGATTTAATGCTTGTCTTTGTAACACCTCAATATGCTGATCAAATCAAACCTGAAGACATTTACGATGAACATTTACCTGATGGCATTGATCTTCCAGAAGAGATTCAAAAGGCTTTTAATGAGCTAAACGAAAAAATCAAAAACTGTATAACGCCTCTTTGCTATTACCCAGCTGATGAAGCGGTAATTTTTCCTTGGTAAACCATTATTTTTAAATTAGGAACATCATAGCAATGGCTAAAACAGAAAACATCGAACAGGGCTTAAATTCAATTTTTGGGGCATTATTGGAACATCAGAGCCTAGAGGCCCAAACCCATCCACTATTTAAACTACTAAACGGTAAACCTGAACTATTTGAATCACCAACTACTTTCAAGTTCATGTTCTTATATAAGATGAATAACGCGATTGAGGAAGCAGTTAAAACTGTAAAAGGGGTTAAGGAAGAATATACAGATATATTTCTCGACTTTCAGTTTTACGAAGATCATATAGAAAAACTAAGCACCCTCTTTGAAGGCGGTTCATGCTGCGCTGATAAATCTAAGGTCATTGTTGAACGTTATTTAAATTACTTGCGAACAGGTGATAAGGGTAAATGGGAAGCTGGCGAAGAAGTTTACATAGAAAGGTTAAAAGAGAAAATTTCTTGTTATTGGTTGCCGAAATTTGGAACACAAGATGATTGGTTTAATTTATTAAATGCTCTTTGGTTTTTTAAATATGGTAATCCTGAAAAGTACTTAAAGGCTTATAAAGCACTCATTGAATCAGGTCAAACAATGGTGAAATCTAAAAATGAGCAGTAATCAAATTGATCTGCTTCAGGAAAGAAAACTTTTTGAATTAGCTCAGGAACAAAAAACTGATCTGCTATTCGAGCGTGTTGAGTATATAGCTGCATTAAATGCTTATATGCCAAAATATCAATATGCAGACCACTTAATTGTTATGCAAGCAGCTGAACGTTTCAATTTTGGGTGGATTTCATGGCAAGCAAGAGCCAAAGTTCATATGGCTTTTAATGCGAACCAATTTGTTATGACCAAAAAATAAAGGTTTAAATTGATTCTATTGGTGAAGCAGTTTTAACTAAGATTAATACTGCTTCACCAGAATATTTAATGTTAATTATAGGAATTATGCTTCCTACAAATAGAGTAAGTTTTTAATGGCTACAATGATGGAATTAACTGATGAAGAGCGGGATTTAATACTTGATCGCCGTGCTGAAATAGAACATGAAAATGCAACGTTAAGATTTCGCAAAGAAGTTTTCGAGTTAGCGTATCAATACAATATACATCTTGAAGAGGAAGATGAATGCTCAAGTTTTTCGGGTTTTATTAGTTTTTTTAATCCCCCTCATGACGATTTAAATAAGCTTAAGTATGAAGCTGTGGTTTTAATTTTGGAAACAATTAGTTCTTTAGAAATACCAAAGCCCAAAAAGAAGGATTAATTAGGGTGACATAAATTATTAGGGGAATGTTATGAAAGGCACAATGGAAGCAATCCGTAAAATGTACGGCGTACCCGCAAAGCGCGGCATGCATGTAGTTGCATCAGGTAAACCGGGTGTTATCACTGGCACACGTAAAGATGGCACAATGCATTTAACAATAAAACTTGATGGTGAAAATAAATCAAAATTTTTTCATCCAACTTGGGAAATGAAGTATGTCACAGAGGTAATAAATTAGATTTTGTGACTTAGTATTCATTAGAAAGAGGGGAATTCCCCTCTTTTTCTTTTATTAATAGACACTTAAAAACAATTATTATTTAATACGCCCCGCAACATTATCACTATTACTTTCTAATAATTTTATCGGGGAAAATAATGCGTAAATTCTTAATTATGGTTTGTACTTTATTCATTGGAACATCAGTATATGCGCTGGCACCTAAAAACGGGGAAGAGCCAACATATTGTGAGCAAATTGTAGCACTACATGGTTTTTTAAGCCGCGCACAATATGAATGTAAATATCGGTATTATTCAAAAGAATTCATGCATGATGTTGGTAAATGTTCAAGACATGAGCTAGGCGATAAGTACACTGAAGAAGTTTTGAAATTTGGTATTAGTCAGTTCGAAGAACGCGAAGATGAAACACCTAAAGCCCAATTATGCAAAGATATTTTAAAAGCCTTTCCAAACTATGTTAAAAAATAGAATGGAATCTTAATAAAAACCTCAGTTTGTTAGCCGATAAGATGGGTTTAATTATTCATTTTATCGGTGCATCATGGCTTATAATCCACCAGTTGAACCTGAAAACACGCCCAAAGAATCAACCCAATATAAAAACTCATCTAATTTTGGATCTATAAACGACCATCTATTAGTTAGGATCCGCCGTTGTGACAACAAAGGCAACCTAATCGAAGGTGAAGCCGATCAAGTAACAGCATTGGGTTTAGATGGTGAACTGAATATTGATAATCAGTACTCATCACCATTTGAAAACTCGAATCCCGAGCAAAAGTTTCCTACTATGATGGGACAGCTGCAGTCTGGTAATTGGGCCGATACACTTGATACTGTACTCGGCACAGTTGGTTTTGATATGAGTGATACGACTAAAGAAAAATTAAATTCACTCGCTGGCCGTAGCAACTTAACTAAAGAAAACTCTACGCAAATTTACACATCAACAAATCCTGTGAGCATTCCATTCACCCTGTATTTTGAGACATGGGAAGATGCAAAGGCTGAAGTAGAAGATCAATTAGATGTATTAAAACAGTGGTCCTTACCAGAGTATCTAAGTGACCAATCGCTTTTATCAAGCTTTGCGCAAGAAAAAACACTTGAATCACTATTTCCTTCTCTAGTTCCACCGTTCGTTGCCTTGTATTACGGCGGTAAAAGATATGCACCACTACTTATTCAGACCTATTCAGAATCTTTAACCATGCCCAAGGATTCTGAAGGGAATCGAATGTTTGTCACGATACCTGTCAATTTCTTGAGCCGAGAAGCTTGGGATAAAAACAATATTTCTAAACTTTATTTGGGGTAACTTATGAGCTTCATGCAAGAGTCTATTGCGAATCGCAACTATAAATTTAATCACTTAAAAAATAGTGTCATTCAAGATATGGCAAAACTCAAATCAACGCACTTCGAAGCTATGCTTACTCGGGGTTTGGGTGCAATCATAGGCTCAGACGTTAATGCCCGTGCTCTAACAACTCAAGAGCGTTACGCAATCCTTCTAACCTACTTAGATGCTATTGAAGATAAAAACATTGATGAGTCGATCGATATTAAGCAATTCCTTCATTCTGATCTGAGTGTTTTTAAACGAGATCCAATTGAAGACGATAATATTCAAGTTAGACATTTAACAGGTATTGAAGCAGAGGCTTTAGAAATTGGCTGTGAAAATTCAGCGGATTGGATCTTAGGAGCCATGAGCATGCAAATTGGTTGCGATGAACTTCCACCAATCCGACCAGATCTATTAAAAGATGTCGGCAATACAGGCAAGATGATCAAAAACCGAATTGATATATTAAATGAACTTGATCAGCCAGTTTTAAACGAATTAATTTATAAATTTCGCAATTTAGAAGAGCAGCTGCAAACTCTTGTAAATATCAGTTATTACAAAGGAATTGTATTAAACAAGATTAATGGGGGTACAGATGATGCACCCGTTCGATTTCGCATTAATTCTGCAATCACGGGACCAGCAAAACGGCTTTTTGAAATCATGGTGGAGGAAAATACAACAGTTTAGTATTGATAGTAATATCAACTTAGATGCTGTTTTAGATCTGCCTTTTAACTTTATTGATGAATATTATGCGTCAGAGGCGTGGAAGGTTAAAAAAGAGGAAGATAAGAAGAATGCTCAAATGAACGCTGAATTAATTCGACTTTTAACGAATTACAGATAAGCGAGCTAATAATGAGCGACAATTTAAAACTAATCAGTGCATTGCTTTGGCGCATCGTCTGGTTATTTCTCCCTTGTACCGAGGCTGCTTTTGCAGCCTTCAACAAGGACACTAAAACAGCTTCATTGCTAACAAATGAAGTCCTTCGAGAATCTACCGCAAGCCATAGTGATTTTATTCTGACTGTGGCTTGCGTGATTGTATTGATCTTAGGCTCAACAATCGGTTACTTCTTTCCTACGCCACAATACGGCGCAAAGCCAATACCTAAGCCAATAAAATTACTCATCTCTATCACCTGTGGTTTTATTGCATTCGTGTATTACATCCATTCAGAGAATGAAATTACAACTGGTGTCATTTTTTGGGTAGCTGGCGTTTCTTTCGTTTCACCTGCAATTATTCATTTATTCCACGCTGCAATGATCAAAAAAGCAGAAGAGAAAACAGGTGTAACTGAAGAAGATCTAGAAAGAATCAAAAAAACCTTTCGTGATGAGGCTTAATCATGGACTTTTTCACACTTAAAAACGTTATTTGTTTAACGATTATTCTCATCACAGGTATATGTACTTTTTTACCCGACCATATTTTATATACGGCCAGCTGTAAAAGAAGTTGGATCATTGTTTTAACAATCCTTTCCTCATGTAGCTTCATTGCAAATAAAAATCTACTTGGAACTTTCATATTTTTAGTTCTGCTAGTTACGTTATTTATTCACTTCCTAGCTACTTATTTTAAAAAATTGGAAGGATGCGACTTATGAACGGAAATAAAGAGCAAATTGCTGCAGCTTTTTCGTGGTTAAAAGCCATGTCTGGCGGAGTATTAACACATGATCAGGTTACGGCAAGCGACCAAATTATTGCAGCCGTAGGTTTAGAGACTTTTGCTAAATCAATTAGCTTTACGCTAAACGGTGTTTCAGGTTCTCGAGATATCTCACCTAAAGGTTATGCACTAATCAAAAAGTTAGAAGGCTTTCGAGCAAGCGCATATTTGGATACAGGCAATGTTTGGACTATTGGCTTCGGTACTATTAAATATCCTGATGGCCGTTCAGTAAAACAGGGCGACACATGTACAGAAGATCAAGCGACACAATGGCTTATTAATGATTGTAAATGGGTTGATGCATGTCTTGATCGATATGTGACTGTAAGCATTACACAAAATCAATTCGATGCACTAGCAAGCTTTGTCTATAACGTGGGTGAAACCCAATTTACCAAAAGTACGATGCTACGCTTGATCAATGCAAATCAAGGTCGCGCCGCAGCTGAACAGTTTGATCGCTGGGTGTTTGATGCAGGCAGAAAGGTGGAAGGTTTAGCAAACCGCCGTACTGCAGAGAAACAGCTTTTTGTATCTTAATTATTTTTAAAGCCCTGAATTGCAGGGCTCATTTATTTGATAATCATGGCTCATATAACTACCTATCTTCAAAACGAATCAGGAATTCAAAACAATGGGGTAAACGTTATCGATGATAACGCCCCTAAAGCTCCTATTAACAATGTCTTTATTGGAAAATTTAAACGCGGTCGTCTTGATACGCCAATGAAAGTGACAAAAGCCAATGTTCGCGCCGTATTAGGTCATGAGCCTTGGAATCCTGATTACGTTGCCGTTCATGATGCTCTAGATAATGGGATCGCTGAAATATCAGTTTTACGCATTTATACCGAACAATTTTTCCCAGAAGATCCCTAGCCGCAACCTGAACTACAACCAGGAGAGCCAGAACCTCAATGACTTATAGAATGACTAATGGCACCGAAGGGGCTACGATCGGAAAAATTACTTTTAATGTGGTAAATAAGATGGGGCAACTTATTAAAATATAGTATTTTTTGTGCATCTCTCAAGAGGGTCCTACCCTCTTTTTTATAAGGAATTTTAATAAATCAGCTCAAAAGAACTACCTCAAAATACAAAAAAAACAGAGGTAAAACTTATGCCACAAATCACATCAATTTTAGGCAACGAACCCGGTATCCAATACCAGGGCGTTACAGACAAAACAGGTTCTACAGGATCCGCATCAATTAATAATATTCTGATCGGTAAGTTTAAGCGTGGTCGCTTAGATCGACCAATGACTATTACTAAAGCAAACATTCGCGGTATGCTTGGCTTTGATCCTAAAAATCTAGATTATGTCGCCGTACAAGATGCACTTGATACCAATATACCGAGCATTCAAGTATTGCGAGTAAATGGAGAACCCATCAATAACGGAAATACAGGTAATAATGGCGATACGGTAATACCTATCGGTTGTGCTAATGCCACTTCAAGAATGGGGGCACAAATTCTTTCAGATGGAGGTACTTATTTCTTATACGTGAATGACGATCAATTCTCTAATACTAGAATATTTAGAGGTGATGATTTTAAAAATTACCTAATGAACGTTCATGGTGTAGTTCTTACAGCTGTAGATGCTGCATGGCAACCAGTGGCAAACGTTAACGGTTACTACAATGGTGCCCAAGGTGCCCGTTTCGAAAATACATCTGATAAATATGTTCGTATTCGAATTGAGATTGTAGACGCTAGTGAGCCTTCAACATTTGAAATACCTGCAAACCCTTCTGCTTCTTACATTGCACAAAATGACAATGGTTATCCTTACTTATCATTCTGTCTTGCTCCCGCGTCATAAGGTAATTTGATAAAAAAGTGGCCGTTGATTAATTGGCAACTTTTGCGGCTACTTTTATTTATACACCAGCACAAAACCCTTTATATTAAACAGTCGTACTATAGATCGTGATGCTTATAATAAGCATCACGATGATTTCTTGTATTTTGAATAAAAATAAAATATCGTAGCCATACCGTCAAACAATTAACTACTTTCTAAATGGCTCTTACCGAAACTAAGATACGCCAGCTCAAACCGTCAACAGAAGTTTTCTGTGTGAATGACGGTGATGGCTTATATCTATACATTAACATCTCTGGGAAAAAAACATGGAAAGTTAGATATACAGATTCATCGGGAAAACGACCACTTGTTAAAATTGGCATGTACCCAGAGATTAGCCTAAAAGAAGCCCGCACATTAAGAGACAATTTTCAAAAAAACAAAAGCGTTGAACCTATTATTAAACCAAAGATTCTAACTTTTGGAGATGTGGCAGAAAGCTGGCATGCATTCCGACAAAAAAAATACCTTGGTGAAATTCCTCGGGCTGGAATGATAAAGACTTCTAGGAATTCACTTGATTTTGACATATTGCCAGCCTTAGGAGAAAAAACTTTTAGTGAAGTGACCAAATTAGATTTAATCCAACTAATTAGATCAATTGAAGTACGAGAAGCAAAAAATACGGTCGAAAAGACATGTACTTATCTTAAAGATATTTATAAATTCGCCGTTCTGCATGAATACTGTGAATACAACCTTGCAGACAATTTAAGATCACTTATAGCAATCAATACAGTAAAACGTAATTACCCGCATTTAAGAGATTCAGAGCTTAGTGATTTTGGTCCGCGACTTGAACAAGCTGAAGCATTTCCAATTACTAAACGTGCTTTGAGACTTTTAGCATATACCGGTGTTCGAAGTGCCGAAGTCCGACAAGCACAAATAACTCAGTTTGATTTAGATAAAAAGGTTTGGCGAATCCCACCTGAGAATGTAAAGCAGCTTAGAAAACTGGCTCTTATAGATCCAAATGTTCCAGAATATCTAATCCCGCTTTCAGACCAAGTTATAGAAATTATTAAGGAAGCTGAGGCTTGGAGCGCTGGCGAAAAGTACCTTTTCAATAGCCCTTACAAAGCAAATAAGCAAATGGGCGTCAATGTTTTCTGTCAACTTATACGTCGAATGGGATATACAAACGATGAATTATCTCCCCATGGATTACGAGCAACCATGAGCACAGTACTAAATGATTCAGGATTATTTAAACGCGAATGGATCGAAGCACAACTTTCACATGCCGACGAAAACAAAGTACGCGGCACATACAACCATGCTGAGTATGTTGAGCACCGTTCCAAAATGATGCAATGGTGGGCAGATTACTTAGATAATAAGTTTTGTTCTGTAATTAATTAGCTAATAATCAATAATTTACTAATGATCATTTGATCATTTGATCATTTGATCATTTGATCATTTGATCATTTGATCAAAGTTCATTATGATTTTTTTTACATTTGATCATTAGTACATATGTACGATTGATCTTTTTAATTTTTTTAATTGCATATGTTTCTTAGGCTATATGCGTAAAACGCATATAATACATTATTGTATAAATTAACTATTATTGAAAAAAAACCTAGGTTTTCAGCCTAGGTTCCTTTTTATTTGCCTTGGTATTTTTCCAGACCATCTCTGAGGCATTGATTTAAAAATTCTTTTTTGGTTTTAAACTTGCTGGAGTCAACAATAAAGTGCTTCAACTGCTTGCGCAAATCGTTCGGGCACTCCCAGCTTTCGCGCCCCTCATCAACAATAGAAGTTGTAGAGTCAATTTCTTTTGTAGACTTAGCAAATTGAGCTGCACTAGAAAAACGATCGTTAGCATCTCCTGGTTTCTGAAATTGCGGCTTCGGCCTCGTCGTCGTCATATCAACCTCACTATTTAATTAACTTTTCAACTTCTTTACAGAATTCTAAAAATTCAGCTTTAGCTTTTTGGTGAGTATATTCACCCACCCAAGAGCCAATACCTATTACATATCTATAAGCAATATAATCAGAAATAACTTGTTTGATTTCTTCATGCCCTAAAAGATCTTTAACTTCGTCTTTCATTTCAACATTTCGTTTCGTTGTTTTAAATTTATTCCAAACAACACGAAGAGTAACGTCACCCTCTTGCTTTGCAGCAGTTATTAGTTTTTCAAGATCAGAGGCAGCCCATACATCGGGAGCAGAAATCGGGACAGGCAATAAGACTAAGTCACTAAACAAAAGTGCAGAACTCGCAAGTTCTTCAATACGCGGAGGTAGATCTGTAATGACGATATCGTAAACGCCGTTAGCATCACGTAGAACTTCTAATAACTCATCAATGTTGCGAACACCAACAGATTTATAATTCTCATGAGAGAACATTTTAGACCATGCGAACATAGTCCCCTGTTTCATATCTGCATCAATACCTAATACTTTTTTCTTTTTTGAGATGAAATAACCAACAAGGTTAGTAGCTAGAGTTGATTTACCAACCCCACCCTTTAGCTGTAACGACGAGATATATTTTGTTTTCATGCGGAAATCCATATTGTTTACATAGTCACTTATCAATTTGCTTTTGACGTTTTTACAAATTAGGCAAATACAAGCATTTTTAAAACAGGTATTTGCAGTGCCATGTACATCGGGTTTAATCATTTTACTCATTATGTTCACTTGTACAATAGTTCATTTACACAAAAGATCAATTTTACAAATGATCATTTGTACATATGATCATTTATGTTTTTGATCAATTTAAATTTACAACTACTTATGACCGCTAAATCTTTAGTTCTTTTACACCTCCAAATAAGGTAGACGGAAAATAATCCATATTTATGGAGTTAAACTTATTTCCAAAAAATTCCACTTAAATAAAGATCCCTTGGTAGTACATACAAATGATCATTTACACTTGTGATCATTTACACTTTTGTACAAAGCCAATAATTAACTAATGATCACTAACTCAAAACTACCTATGATCTTTTGTTTAAATGATCATTCGAACTTCTGATCAATTTAACTTTTGGATAAAAGATCATTTCCACAAATGATCAGTTTTTATAATGATCACTAACTCAAAACTACCTATGATCTTTTGTTTAAATGATCATTCGAACTTCTGATCAATTTAACTTTTGGATAAAAGATCATTTCCACAAATGATCAGTTCTTATAATGATCACTAAGTCAAAACAACATATGATCTTTTGTTTAAATGATCATTCGGTCTTCTGATCATTTTCTCTATTGGCTAAAAAATCATATCTCCTAATGATCAAATCCAATACTGATCATTCACTCAACCGTGTAAATGATCAAATGTATTTATGATCATATGTGCAAATGATCATTTACACATATAAAAAAATGATCATTGGTACACAGCAACACAATTACTGGAATTTTGATTATTGATATATTTTTCAATCTTAGAAGTTTCTACTCTAAGAATGTCTCGCGTTATCTGCTCATGTCTTAACTGACGTTTTGTTAAATATGCTTGATAAGACCTTCCTATTGCACCTAGCAGCTTTATAAATTGATCAAATTCTTCTTGGGTCGGGAAGGTACTACTTGAACTAATTGTATTGTTTTCAGATAACTGATGATTGTTTATTTGAACTATTTCGCTACCCATAAAAAATCGATTATTTTCTTGTGGCGTCGTAGGAATAGAAAAGGCTTGTTCAAAAAAAGTTTTTTGGGCAATACTCATTGCTTTCGAAAGAGACTTATCAGCTGAGTCCATAGCTTCACCTACACATACACCTGATTTGTATGAACCATCTATACAGGAAATAAAAGTATATTTAACTCTTACAAATGAAAAACGCTGAGTACTTCCGTTAGGAGTTTGGATTGTTGTCTGTGTTTGTTCAAGAACATCAGGCATACATATAATGCTTTCTTCAGCCAATAAAGGTGAGATGGCATTATAAAAATCATCAATACTTCGGAAATTGAAGTTTTGAAAACGTTGGTTTGTACTTTTTGTACGTCTATCTTTTGGTATACCCGTGATTGCTAGTTTTTTTTGAATATTCAAAAGCCCATTCAAAACGGCGAAACCTTTCGTCTCAAGCTGGACATCTTGTTGCAGTATAAATTGGTTCATAAACGCTCCTTAAAATTAATAATATAAATTTGATCTTTTGTGTGTTTTTAGGATTGATCCTTTGCACATATGAACATTTGATCAAATGTGTAAATGATCATTTGCACATACGGAAAAATGATCATTTATTTATAAATAAATATTCCTTCGGGGTTCTTTGTCTCAACTAGTTGAATGTAATGCTGGTTAGCTTGAAATCGTCCTTCTTGTTCGATTTCATTAGCATCGACCACATGTACAACAAATAAGAAGGAGAGGGCACTTAAAATTACATACACAGAAACGTAGCCAACTAAAGGGATAGTAAATACATACGTAAAAAATGACTTAATTGAACGAAGAACTAAAATAAGGTGAATAATGCAAGTTAAAACAAATAAAATGATTTGCACTAAAATTAAATTTAGCTTAACAGAATTAGATTTTTGTACATGAACCTGTACAGGTTCTTGTACATGTAGGGTTGTTTGCATATTTAAGCTCCTAAGTAACAGGTCTTAAATATACATAACTGCATATTTTTATGCAAGCTTGCATAAATAGTTTTATTTTTATGCGCATTTATAAACGTAACAATTTGTAAATATTTTTGATTTGTATACATAAAAGCATTTAATTATTCACCTTTGTATGCATAAAAAAACGGGCTTTCGCCCGTTCTATTCATAAAACATTATTCCCATAGGGAAGTAACACTAAATACCCGCCCCAAAACTTTGAAGGTTTGATTATCAATTTCTTGCTTACTAACTTGAATTTCTGGAAATTCTTCTGACATTTCTGTAGTTACTCTAACTCGATAACCACCGTCTGGTAGAGGATATAAAATTCTTACTTGTTCACGTAAGTGTCCGTATTTTATAGCATATGCTTTACCCGCAATAACATTAGTATCTTTCATATTGAAGAATACTCGCGCTGACACAGGTATTTTAGGCGACATAGAATTATCATCAACTTTTAAATAACGTAAATCATCTGAACAGGACCCCAGTGGTATCAAACTCTTTTCTAACATTAAAATGTCCTCAGCATTTTTATTCGTATGCAGGTCTGTGTTCTCGGACACATTGTCATACATGCGAATTAGCATAAAATCATTTTCTTTTATACGCAAACTTTCCGACGCTTCTGATGAAGAAAGAGATTCAATTCCCGTTCCAAAGACTAAATACTCAACAGTTGTATTTAAAACGTTCGCAATTTTAGGAATGGTTCTACTATTGGAAGTCTTACCAGACATAATTCTGCTTATAGTTGGTTGTGTTGTTCCAGCACTTTTAGCCAATGTTTCTTGATCAATTTTATTCTTTAACATTAGTGCTTCAATACGATCGCCAATTGTATTTGCTATTAAATTTTTATTATCAGGAAGAGAGTTAATATTTGACATTTTGTATCCTCGAAAGTCAAAGAATTATAATTAATACAATACGTTATAAAAGGCATTATAAAACCATATAAATGCACTAGCGTATAATCACATTCGCATTTTATGCATTTAATACACATTTTCATATAGACAGAAAAGTACGTACGTAGAATTAAAGGCATTGTAAATTTATACACAAACGCATATTATTAAACAGTTTTATACATAATTGGTATATATAATACAAGTATGCAAAATGTTAATACTGTGAGACGAGCGTCACGTGAAGCTCGTTTGAATAAAATTTTTATGGGGCTTTCTACTGATAATCAAGAGAAGCTTTTGCTTTTACAGACTAACTTTAGATTGTTATTTCGTAGCCAAGAAGAGGCAGCTTTGAAGCTAAAAGTTTCTCAGGGAACAATGAGTAGATATTTAAGCGGTGAAACAGCAATTTCATATTCAGCTGCAAAAGCACTCTCCGAAGCATCAAAAGGTGCTGTGACTGTAGAGCAACTAATAAGAAGCTAATCAACCGGATATAAACATGACCAATTTAGCTGTACTAGAAATCCTAGAACGGACGATCTTTCGTGCCGAACATAGTAAAGACAACCCTTACACGGTAATTTCGAACAAACTTTTGAGGGACCCAAATATTAAACGGTCTGATAAAGGCCTACTGGTTGAACTCCTTTCATGGGGTGATAAACATCGGGTTTGTGTTCAAGCTTTAATCAATCGAGGTAAAGAGGGGAGAGATGCCATTCAAGGCATGCTTAACCGTCTTGATGAAGCGGGTTATATCAAAAAAACCCAAATTAAAAATTCTGATGGGACCTTTGGCAAAGTCGTATATCAAATTTTTGAAAGCGCTCAAGATGGAAAAATTATGGCTGTAATTGAAGACGGCCAGTCTTGTGAAAATGATGCTGCAAAATTGCTTGAAAAGGCTCAACTCGGCTTCGACTTTGAAGCACAGATTAATGATCCAAAAGATGAAACCGCAAACGGGTTTCCCGTTGACGGTAAATCCTTAACTAATAAATACAATGAGTTAAGAAGTAATTTAATATTTAATAAGAGGGTGGGGGATATGGAAAACGAAAATGATCTATTGCAGCGTTACCATCTAAAACTAGATGATCCAATTGTAGCAGCACGCATAAAGATGGCTGGTTTAGGATTGTTAGTTCAAACACAAAAGCAACTTGATGCTTTGCTTATTGATTTCAACGTTAATCATCATCAATACAAAAAGATCTCTGATCATCAACGTTTGAATAACTTCATTAAATTTCTTTTGAAAATTCATCATTCGACATCAGGCCAAAGAGCACATGTTGCCAGACTTAAAGCCCTTGGTAGTACTGCTCATAATGATGTTAAGAAACCCACTTCTTCAAAAACTAAAAATTTTGATCGATTTATTTTGCCTCAAACAATACAAACTCCAATGTCACAGCAAATTCCGGAACCTGTAGCAGCTCCAAACATCACTAATTTTGAGGGCTTTTAAGAATGGGCGCTATGCATAATTTATTTAAAAACTTTTCATGCCTTGCACATGGTGAATATAGAAAGTTTGATGGTGATCAAAATACTAATTGTCCTTATTGTGCCCAAGCTGATGCAAAAGCTGACACTCTAAAAAATCACCACCCAATTCAATCTCTACTTTCGATCAAAACTGTGAAAGTAGGTTGTTTAATACATGGCTTTAAAGAAATACAAATTCCTTCAAGTATTTCTGAGAAAGTCGAAAATACTTGTGATGAGTGTCGTTTACTTGAAAAGAAGCCAGCTATTGAAGCAGCAATAAATTCACGTATTCAAGATGAGTACCTAAACGCAAATTTACCTAAAAACTCTTTGAATATGTCTTTTGAAAATTTGGATTTATCTCAAAGTTCTAAACAAACACTGATTGTCTCAACATTGATCGAAGACATTAAAAATTTGTTGGGGAAAGGGGATGCTCTAAATCATCGAAATATTTATCTTGGCGGTGCTATGGGAACAGGTAAAACAGCCATGGCTTCGATATTTATGCAAAACATCATAAAGCGGTCTGTTACCTGTACGAGTCATGACACAAATGACATAAAGTATAAGAATAAATTGCGCTGTTTATTCATTACAGAAGCTCAAATTATCCATGACATCAAAGAGACATGGAGCAACACAAGTAACAACACTGTTAAAGCCATTATCCAGCGGCTCTCAAGTGTGCCTATATTGTGCATTGATGATATCGGCAGCCTAGAATCTAGTACTCATCTTTTTGAAGCCTACTCAACAATTCTTGATGAAAGATATAAACGACACTTACCGACTATCATGACATCGAATGTTGCTCATGATGAATTGTATCAATTGATAGGTAGCCGCTCAGCTGATCGATTTTTAGAGTCCGATCGCATTCTTGTTATTAAATGCGATTGGGGCAGTTATCGCCAGCGCAAACCAATTCCTGTGATTTAGTAGGATAAGAAATATGAATCATCCTCTAATTCGCTACCATGGCGGTAAATATAGATTATCTAATTGGATACTTTCTTATTTTCCATTGCATGACACTTACGTTGAGCCATTTGGTGGCGGTGCTTCTGTTCTCTTGAATAAAACGCCAAGTCGCTGCGAGGTTTATAACGATCTAGATAACGAAGTAGTTAATTTTTTTGAAGTGCTTCGTGATCCTAATCTTTCTAAGACGTTGGCTAGTCAAATTCAACTTACACCTTATTCTAGAACTGAATTTAACCTTTCTCGTGAAGTGGCTGAAGATTCTGTAGAACGCGCAAGACGTTTAGTTATTAGGGCACAAATGGGTTTCAGTAGCGTTGGGGCTTCAAATGGTAATACGGGGTTTAGGCTGGATACTGGTCGAGGTTGTACAGACTTAGTAACTATCTGGCAACGGCAACCAAACTTAATTCTTGAGGCAGCTAAACGTTTAAGTAAGGTCATGATTGAAAATCGTGATGCCCTTCAGGTCATTCAAGATCATGACCGACTAGACACTTTATTCTTTATTGATCCGCCTTATTTATTAGATGTTCGCAACACTGCAGGTACTGCCTATAAACATGAGATGTCTTTTGCAGAGCATGAGCAATTAATAGATGTTCTTAAAAATGTTAAAGGACAGGTCATTTTGTGTGGTTATGAAAATGATCTATATAACCGGTTAGGCTGGCAAAAGGCTGTAAAAAATGTTGCTGCTACTAGTCAAGCAGGTTCAGTTGGTCGTGAGGAAATTCTTTGGATAAATCCTCAGGCCGAACGTCAACAAGATTTGTTTTATGGGATTTAAAAATGTCCTTAATTAAAGATTATATTTTTTTAAATAAATGGATCAGCAAACGCCGTGGACGTTTGTCACAACTATCTGCCCTTTTGGATATTAAGCGGCAGACTTTACATACCAGGATCTTCACTTATCGCGTTGATCATGATTTGATGCAACAAATTAAGGTAAATATCAAGAAAATTGAGCGTGAAGAACGTCAGGCAATAGATTTGCATAATCGTTTAAAGGTCTGGATTAAATTGGGGAGTGGAAGACAAAAAGCTCTAGCTGATTACTTGGGAATTACTACTGTAGCTTTAAGAAAGATTGGATATGCCAAAGGTGAAGGAAAATACAATCTTATTAAATACGGTGTTCAAAATATTCGTGATGGAATGTTTCAAATAGAGAAAAACATTAGAGATTTTATTTAACCAAAAATGATCATTTGCACTTATAAACATATGTACAAATGATCATTTACACAAATGTACTTTTACCCAATTGAGAAAATGATCATGAATCATGATAAACCACAAAATCAAAAAGCTTCTAGGGCTTTACTACAACAAAAGTTTAAAGAAACAGGAGAGTTCGCCACAAAAAGAACAAAACATGGCTCTTACACGGCTTTTAATATTTATCAATGCAGATGTTCGGTCTGTGTAGATTTTTATAAAAAAGAAATTAAAGATAAAACCATCCAAGCTAATTCTAAGAGATTGGAAAACTATAAAAATGAGTTTAAAGAAAAGGGGGTTCTACCACCTAATCTTAAACATGGGCGTAATGGCTATCATGTGGGTTGTCGATGTAATATCTGTACATTCCTAACGGCCACATATCAAAATGCTCGGTTAAAAAGGTTAAAAAATTGCTAAATGTCTTAAACCAATTTTTAAAACCTCAGATGCGGAATAAAGCAATGAATAAAGTATTTTTATTTGATCATCAAATTTATAAAAACATGCCTGTAGATGCGACCGATGTATGTATTGATACAACCGGAGTGTATTTTTATAAATTTGATCCTGAACAAAAAATGGGGCAATTTAAGATCCCTCATTGTTTCAATAAAGTGAGTAATGATTGGTTTGCATTAGATCTTACTTATGAACAATGGAATGAGTTTGTTAAAGGAAGAAGTATCATTAAGACTACAGATTTTAAACATGCTTATTTCAAATTATGGATAAAAGAACTTTTTTCAAAAAACAATATTCTTTCCATTCTTAAAAAAGCACCAGTTGGTGCAACTCATTTCAATTTTCTTTCATCGTGTTATCACAGAGCAGGGCCTAGTGATTCTGAAATTTATTTTTCAAATTCAGGTTGGGTAGGGTCAGCACATTGCAATACAGACTTAATTGAAAAATTTGTATCACTGGATTCATTGCTAAGCACAGTTACTAGTATGTAAGCTTACATAGCAATATTTTTTAAGATCTGATGGATATGCCTTTCGAGGTGTATCTTTCGTGTGAAATAAATTTAAAAATGAATTTAAAAAAAATATGAGGGTTTTATATATTTTTAAATAGTTTTTAGAAGGGTTTTAAAAGGTTTTAGAGAGGGTTTTAGAAGGTTTTAGGTATGGTTTTAGAGTGTTAAATAATTTATATTAATCAACATCTTACAATCCAACCTCCGTACAACATGTCTCCAAACCCGTACAACATGTCTCAAAGACCGTACAAGGTGTATTTAAAACCCTACAACATGTCTTGATGACCGTACAGGACGTCTTTAAACCCGTACAACGTGTCTGTGAAACCCTACAACATGTCTCAGAAACCGTACAACTTGTCTTTTCTCCGTACAAAACGTCTCATTTTATCAACAGAATTATCCACATTAAGATAAAAAGTAATCAAATCGATGATTTAGAGCATTTTCTATATAAAAATTATTCAAAATTGATTAACCGTACAACTTGTCTTAATTATTTTAAAACCGTACAACTTGTCTCAAATACTGCATTTAGGGGGAAAGCACCACAAACTATAATAAAAAATAAGCTTTTTATCTGGATATAGAGCCATGCTGAACATTGAAACCGTACAACATGTCTCAAAAAATGGCTAAAAACGGGAGGGGAGGGGGCTAAAAAAAGAGATTCTTAGAGAAACCGTACAATATGTCTCGAAATTAACGGTGTTTCTGTATGTAAATATTCTAACTTAATGAAGTATGATAACTAAAAAGATGTTATAAACGTACAAAATGATAATTTGTAGGTTTTGTTGGGGTTTTCTGTATGAGCGAACAAAAAGATGAGCTAATAATAGCTAAACGAGTAAAGAAAGACTCTCTTGTAGTAACTCGCAACACCATGGCTTACGCAAGCTATAGTAACGATCCAAACCAAGAAAAGCTAATGTTTGCGGCTATGATTGTTATACGGAAGTTAGAGCTTGAAAATAAAGGCCCTATTGATCCTAATTCAAAGATTCGTATCTCTGCGCGTAATTACGCTGAACTTACACATAAAAAAGTCATTAGTGGCGAAGCAACTGCTTTAGAAGAAGCTGAATTAAAGCTTATAGAAAAGACTGCAGACAAAGCATTGCTTCGAATTTATAACAAATTCCAGCCACTAATAATGAAAGTCAAAGAACCAGATTCACCTGTGCCAGCAAAAGTACCGATGATTACTTATTGCAAATATATTGCCAAAAGTAAAAGTATCGATATTCGTTTTGCGCCAGAATTTTATGAATACTTTTATCGGGTATTAGTTGATCAAGCAGATGATAAAAAGCTTGATGGATATTTTTCACATGAATTAAAGCAAGTGACACAACTTGATGGCTTTTATTCAATGAGAATCTATCGAATGCTAATTGAAAATAAATGGAAATCAAATATTCTTGAAATTTCCTTAGATGATCTAAAATTTGCATTAGATTTAGAAGATAAGCCTTCTTACAATGACATCGATAATTTAAAGCGCCGTATTATTAAGCCTTCAATAAAAGAAATTAATGACTTATCTAATATTACAATTCTAAAGGTCGAGAATATTAAAAGTGGCCTCAGTATTGTTGGTCTGAGATTTAATTACGAATACAAAGCTTCAGATCGTATTAAGAAGATTGAAGATAAGTTACATGAATTCAAAACTAAGCTGTTAAAAGCGGGTATACCTTACAACGACGATGGCTCTCACTTTAAATCACCTGATCGTGAGAAGTATATTAACCGTATTGATTCCTTTACACCTAAGCAAATCGGGTTCTTGGTGTCATGCCCACAATTCTTGAATGATTACAGTGAGTTTTATGCAGGTTCAACAACAGATGATGAAGTAAGTAATCGAAAACTTGCAAAAGAGATTCTTGCCACCCTTTTGAGAAGTAAGCCAAGCCTGTTAAATGACATCAAGCTAATCGACTTTGATTATTATGTTCACTGTCAATTAAACAATGGCCTTTTAAACCTTCAGAAAAATGAGAAGGAGCGAGATGGTACAGAGGATGACATTGAAAGTAGTGTTAATGAGTTAGAAATTTAAAAGAAGATATGCCAAATAAAAAAGACCTCCCTAAGTGGAGGTTTTTTTATATTTAAAATAGTTTATATGCGATATTGCATAATGCGTATTATGTAATATACTTAAATGCATAATTATGCAATTAATGCATTTTTAGAGTTGAAATAGCATGGAATTTTCATTTCTTGAATATTTGGAGTTGGAGCACGATCCCCGCCCCAAATTTTAGGATAGAAAACTCATGGTTTTGACGTATGGCTCTGTCTGTTCGGGAATTGAAGCTCCGACGGTTGCGTGGCATAGCCTTGGGTGGGATCCGATATGGTTTGCGGAAATTGAACAATTTCCAAGTGCTGTTTTAGATCATCACTACCCTAATGTGCCTAATCTCGGTGATATGACAAGTATTGCGGAGAAAATTAGGAATGAGGAAATCGAAGCTCCTGACATTTTAATAGGTGGCACGCCGTGCCAAGCTTTTAGTGTTGCGGGACTTAGAAACTCGTTAAATGACTCAAGAGGACAGCTGTCACTTGTGTTTATTGATATCGCTAATGCAATTGATGAAGTGAGAATTAAGAATGGAAAAGAACCCGTTATTGTTGTGTGGGAAAACGTCCCCGGAGTCTTGTCTACAAAAGACAATGCATACGGGTGCTTTCTGGGAGCACTTGCCGGAGAAGATATTGAGCTTCAACCAGCAGGGAAGAAGTGGAAAAACGCAGGTTTTTTGTTTGGACCCCAAAGGTCAGCATCTTGGCGGATCCTCGATGCCCAATATTTCGGAGTTCCCCAACGTAGGCGGCGTCTCTTTGTTGTCGGAAGTGCTAGAGAAGAGTTCCGTGCCGAGAAAATATTATTTGAGTTCAACGGCGTGCGACGGGATTCTGCGCCGGTCCGCAAAACGCGGAAAGAGATTGCCCGAGCCATTCGAGCAAGCGCTAAAAATTCAAGCACAAATAGCTGGATAAGCCATAAAGATCCTATTGGTACTTTATGTAAGTCCGATGAGAAAGGTTTAGGCAATCAATCCGTTGAAGACGGAAAGATTTTGTTTAATGAAGATCTTATTTTTTGCAGTAATAGTAATGCTGCAGATGATGTGGCGCTTGAAAGAGCACCAACATTAAGGGCTTCAACAGGCACAAAACCAATTTCTAATGTTTTTGGTTTTCCTGGTAATTGGATTGGCCGTAAAGCTGAAAATGGCGGTAACTCTGTTACGCCAACTTTGGAGAGAACAGCTTGTTTAACAAGAACTGACGTTCATGGGGTGAGCTATCAACAGAATAGCCGTGATGAAGTTAGACCAGTCGGAGGCGATGGAAATATTGCTGGTGCTTTAACTGCTTCACAAGGTACGCACTGTCAGAATTTTATTCATGAAGGTGTTGTACGGCGTTTAACTCCGCTCGAATGCGAGCGGCTTCAGGGTTTCCCTGATAATTACACACAGATACCTTACCGCGGAAAGAAAGAGTGTGATTGTCCAGACACTCGAAGATATGCGGCGTTAGGTAACTCCATGGCTGTACCAGTTATGAAATGGATTGGTGAGCAAATTGTAAGTTACTTAAATGAAGTGATGGATTAATAGCCTAAGCAAGATTAAGGATCAAGTTTAGGGAGCTTGATCCACAAATCAAGGTATTAAAAATAGGTACAAATGATCATTTGCACATATGTATAAATGATCATTTGGTTGATTGATCAATTTTAAGAGGCTTTTATGAAAGAAAAACCGTTAATTTTCAATAATGAAAGTGTTTCACAAGATATTCGTTACTTAGTTTTATCAAAATATAGTAACGCCGTTCTATCAGTTAAAAACCAATTTGATAACGTTGCTATAACGTTTAAGCGACCAACTTTTCAAAGCAATGAGCAAATAGAAAGGCATCTTGATCAGTGGGTTCGGGACCAAATATTTTTTTTAAAGAAATGCCCAAGTAATGCTGTTCTTATTGGTGGGTTCTCAATATGACCAGTTTTGTAGATTGCTCGAAAACCTTTAAAACTCAGTTTGCTTTAAATTTTGGTGAAAAGATTATCATCGACTACTTTGCTGGTGGTGGTGGAGCAAGCACAGGCCTTGAAATGGGCTTAAACCGTACAGTATATGCAGCGGTAAACCATAATCCCAAAGCCATTTCGATGCATGCGGCGAACCATCCACACACAAAGCATTACGTACAAGATGTTTTTGCAGTAGATCCCATTGCAATATGTGACGGCTACCCCGTTGGCTGGTTCCATGCAAGTCCTGATTGCACTCATCACTCTCAAGCTGCAGGTGGGCAACCACGTAAGAAAGAAATAAGGGATCTTAGTTGGGTAGTCATTAAGTTTGCGGGTAAGGTTAAGCCAGATCTGATTAGCATGGAAAATGTAAGACAGATCCTTAATTGGGGGCCTTTAATAGCAAAAAGAGATAAAGATACAGGTCGCGTTGTCACACTCGAAAAAATAAAAGTGAATAACAAACTCATTAATCGGGTTGCAGAACCAGGAGAGCGAGTACCGCGACATAATCAATTTTTAGTACCTAATCCAAAATTAAAAGGCAAAACATGGCGTCATTTTGTCAAAAGTCTTGAAAAACTTGGCTACGTGGTCGATTGGAAACGATTAAAAGCTTCGGACTTTGGTGCGCCAACAACTCGGGACCGCCTTTTCTTGGTTGCACGCTGTGACGGCCAGCCTATTAATTGGGAAGATCCACTTTTACATAAGGATCCGAAACGTGGTCAAACGAAATGGAAAGCGGCAGCGGAATGTATAGATTTTTCAGATCTCGGAAAATCAATATTCGGTAGGCCAAAGCATTTAGCTGATGCCACTATGAAACGCATTGCACGCGGCTTGCAGAAGTTTGTGATTGATGCAAAAGATCCTTTTTTTGTTAATACAGCAGCGCCGTTTATCAGTAGAGACTTTAGAACTGGTGTAGGTCACAGTATTAAGGATCCATTAGCTACAACGACATCCGCATACGGCGGGCATAGTGCTTTGGTTAGTCCAATTTTGGCTCCGTATCTAACCGAGTTTGCTAACGCTTCACAGCAAAGAAATTGGTCAGTTGAAGACCCTCTTTCGACTATATGCGCTCAAGTTAAAGGGGGGCATCATGCTGTAGTAGCGGCATACATGATGCAGGCTAACGGTGGTTTTAATGAAATAGATGGGCGCACTTTAAATGAACCTTTAACAACAATAACAAATTCAGGGAGTCAGCAGCAGCTAGTCTCTGCAACGTTAAGTAAAGAAAATTTAGACGGCGCTTTGCGTGTCGCATCTTTTCTTATCAATTTTTACGGTAATGGGGATGCACGGGACCTTACGCAACCAATGGATACAGTTACTACAAAAGACCGCTTAGCGTTAGTAACGGTTTGGATAAAAGGGGAGCCATGGCTAATAGTCGATATTCGAATGCGAATGCTTCACCCGCGAGAGCTGTATAAGGCTCAAGGCTTTCCTGATTCTTACATCATCGAGCACGGCCATGATGGGAAGCCATTTTCTAAAAAGGATCAAGTCAATATGGTCGGTAATAGTGTTTCGCCGTACCCAATGATGTCGATCGCACGTGCAAATAATCCTTTTGATAAATCAGATTCACAAATGAGAGCTGTAGCATGACTTTAATTTCGTTAAATCCATATTTTCATTGGGTGTTTAAGTAAATGCAGAAAAAGCGAAATAAAAAATATGATCCTAAGCAGGTCGTTAAGCAAAAGGTTCATAAACTGCAAATGACTTGGGAAGCTAATAATGCAAATCGAGTAATTGAGCTTCATCACTTACTTGGTGGTTTTAATGCAACCGAGGATGTTGTGACGCCGTTGAATGTATGGATGAACGCTTATAAAGGCGATTTGGCTCTTGCATTAAAAACAGAAACTATCAGTTCGGCCCAAAGCTTTCATATAGTTAGTCGAGTGCATGCGATAGATGAGGTTACAGGCGAAACATCGGATTATGAAATTCAAGTGGCTTCACCTGCCCATTTAGAGCTTTGGGAATTTTTAGGGGATGAGGATGCTGAAATTTTCTTAGAAAACGGTGAGCAGTGGCTTGGTTTTCACGGCGAGTTATTTGCGTTTCTTGATGAAGTAAGTGGCGGTAAACAGCTAAGACTACTAACTAATCATTGCTGTTTAACTTGCTTCACAAGTTTTAAAAGTTTTGCACATGAACGAGAGTTTAAATCTACAAAAATGCTCAAGGGTTACGGCGTAGGGATGGATTCTTAACATTTAGTTTCTGAGAGGTGGTATTTCAAGTGAGATACCACCTTATTATTTTTTTGCCATGGTTTTTATTTCAATTTAATAGGTTTGTATATGGGTTATGGGGTTTACGAACAGAACGGACGTTTTCAAGGATACAGCGTGCCTGCATTTTGTGATCATTCAGGTTGTTTAAACGAAATTGATCGGGGTATGGGGTATGCATGCTGTGAAAATCCAAGCCATACCCAACATTGCGGAGGCTTTTACTGTGAAGAGCATCGTTATAATTATATCTTTGAAGATGAACTTGAGGATATGGGCGATGAGGAACTTCAATCATTAAAACTTGATCGTGATGAGCAAGCTCAGGAAGACGATGGCATTATTCGCTGTCAACATGGGGAAATCGAATATAAAGAGCATCCGACATGGGTTAATCATGTAGAAACTCATGAAAGTTGGAGTGATTGGCGTATAGAAAACCCCACAAAGCTTGAAGAACTTAAAGCACGTTTAACACAGCCAGAGTTGAGCAAAGAATGAATCTTGAAGTTATAAATCAATCACGTGCTTGGAAAGTCGGGGATCGCGTAGGAACAACGAATAAAGCATGGAACCCATGCGGTACATTAAAGGTTGTTGCTTTGAAAGAAGGCAAATATGCAACGGTCATTAGTGCTAAGGATTCTAAAGACAAAGTATATACCGGATCATCTAACGTCTTTTTTAAAATACCTGTGAGCCTCCTATGAAATATAGAGAACTTTGAAATGAGCTTAAAACCTTGTGAGGCAGATTTACATAGTGAAGATCATGAAACATGGGGCAAAGCTATAGGTAAATGTTCATCAGGTGCGCCGTGGGTATGTGCCGAGCAAAAAGTTTGTGTGTATGACGGTGTTTGCTTTACTAATCCTTGGACAGATCCAGAAAAAGCACTAGCAAAAATCACAGAATTAGAAGAGGAAATATCAAATCTTAAAATGCGTGAAACGTTGATGGTGTCAAGGTTGAAGGGTAATTTTCTTATGATGGCAGATAAGTATCAGAATGCTTTAAAGACGGGTAATCAGCCTATGGTATGGGCAACAGAGTTTGTTAAACGTGAAATTAAGGAAATTATGAATAATTTTGACATAGTTTAACCAAAAAAATTGCTGTCTAAGATTGTGATAGACAGCAATTCAGTACTTTGGATCAGAAACATAAAAATGCCCCTGTTAGGGCATTTTTTATGCTTTTAATAGTTGCTCAGCACTAGCCGCTAAAAAAGCTGATCTGCTTTTAAAGCGAGCATCTGCTTTTACTTTGTCATCGATCATATGAATGAGGCGACTTGGTAAAGTGACATTGATTTTTTCAGCTTTACCTAAGTAACGTCCAACATCTATATCAACAACAGCCCATATATAGCCTTGGTACTCTTCAAGATCTATAAATTTACTTGCATTCGATGCAAGAGGAATCTCATCACCTTCTTCAGCAAGTAGCTCTAAATGCCCTGCGATGGCCTCTTTAACACCTTTGATGGCTTCTTCAAAAGTATCTCCTGCAGAGAAGCATCCTGGTATATCAGGTACGGTTACACCAAAAGCATTATTTTCATCACCTTTTTCAATGGCAACAGGATAATACATATCTCTAATCTCCGAAATTGGCTTTGAAGTGCCTAGCCTAAAAGGGCAGGTCATTTAAGACCTGCCTGCTTCAAGATACTATCTCTAGTCTTTGGCGGTAAATCCTTCTTTGGGTGTGGAACCGTTACCAGTCCAGACTTTGAAGGGTGTTTGAAGTGGTGGTGACTACCATTCACTCTAACTTGATACCAACCATCGGCTTCGATCATCTTGATCAAATCTTGGCTTTTCACAACATCACCATATCAATCATGATGTAGCTAGTATAACCCCAGAGTTATATTAATGCAATAACCCCAGAGTTATAAATTTAAAAATGTTTTGATTAATCTGAATTTCATACGTGGAATTACATTAAATTTTATATTTGAACTGAAAATATATTAGGTCCTGTTTATCACATTCGTTAAATAGGACTAATATGCGCCGTTTATATCGTTTAACACCTTTAATTCTTGCTGTACTTGTCGCAGTACCAACGACCGCAATGGCAGCCGTTTCAGTATCACGGGCATCTAGTTCTTTTTCGCGGGCATCCGTCTCAACCTCCCGACCTACTGTAACAGTAATTAAACCCTCAACTATCCGTAGTATTAGCCCTTTACCTGTAAGTTCTGGCCCTAAAAACCTTCCTTTAAAACCAGTAAGCAAACTACCTTCAAAACCTGTCAGTAACAACCTTTCAGCCAATCGTAAACCAAGTTCAAGAAGTAACTTATTAAGACGAAAAGGCATTGAATATGAATACTATCCATTTAATGACTGTATCCCATATAGAACGATGAATTTTAATGGCTGGCGTTGTATAGATCGGGATTAATACATGTTTCTTATCTTTTTCGGGTGGACGGGTATACGTGTTGAACTGAAACATGAGTTTAATTTGCGGGATATGCCTAAGTTTTGGTGTATTAGCTTTTTGTTTTTTCAGATCTTGTACTTGAACAAAACAAATGAGAAAAGTGTTTTTGATCTATTCTCTAAATATGCTTGGTCAGATCATGATTTAAGTTGGCATCCTAAGGTACGCTTAGCGGTCGCTAAGGCTGAGAAACGCGCTATAGCTGAATATAAGACACAAATGCAGTCAGAAATTGATTCTTTTAAGCTGAGGTGTAGCTCATCTGAGGCTAAATTACAGCAAGCTAATGAACAAATGGCATTATTGAGGATGACTATTAAAGGATTGCATTTAGTTCAAAGTGAGGAAATACCTAATCAAGAAGTTGATAAGAGTATCCCTCAATCAATATTAGAAGCTACTCGTTAGAGGTGAGGGAATAAGGACTTAAACCTTATTCCTCATACTTTTCACGCTGCTTCGATACGTTTAACTGTAGCAGTTCCAACAAAAAGATGTTCAATCATAGGTGATTCACTCATTTCACCAGACCAATAGGCATGAGCTTTTCTTTCTTTTTCAGCTAATGAATCATTTTTATTAGGTACAAATTTACTATCAACAATCTTGGGTTCATTTTCACTTTCAAAAGTTATGAGTTTTTTATCAACCTCATCAGAAAAAAGACTATACCAAACCGCACATTCTTCAGGCGTTGTAGTTACCCACAAGCATTTCGTTCGTGAAGGCATATGAGGATAATCTTGCAAACGAATATTTTCTAAAATCATCTCTCGATTTAAATTATATAAATCCAAGAATTTTCCGTACATATAAGGGAGAATTACGTCAGGACGGGGATATTGAATAATTCCTTCACCCTTTGCTAAATGTTCTAGGAGAGTCGAGTAATGTACTTCTTGCTGCTGACCACCTGCGGGTACAATTCGCATATCATTAGTATTATAAAAATAATTAAAAAAAGGATTAATTTGTTCACCAATTTTAATTTGTGTGTTTTCTATAAAATCAGGAAAATGATTGTAGGGTTTTGAATAACTTACATGATAAAAAGTATGCATATGCTAAGGACCTCTGTTACTTTTGAGAAATTATTAGAATTCTTTTAATTAAGCAATCTATTAAATTAATTATCAGAATCGCAAAATTATGCATTTGTGTATTGACTAATATGCATTATTGTATATTATTGGCTTTGCAAGCTATTACCATATGTAGCTTGCATCGGTGAAAACTTCGGGCAAGCTGAGATTAAGCAAGGCTTGAAGTGCGATGGATAGTATGAATCGGCTATCATTGACGGCATCGTTAAAAAAGATTCAGAAAAAGGCTACTCAAATGGGTAGCCTTTTTTTTGCGCTATAAAATACAATTATGTATGATTTTAAATGCATTAATGTATAATTATTAAATAATTTATACATAAGTGTATATAGGCGATATATGAAAGATAATTTATTCATTCTTTTCTTCGGAATTGTGTTGGGGGTTCTAGGGCTTAAAGCTCTTTTCTATATTGGGCGCATCATAATTTGTGGATTGTTATATAAAGCCCATAGAATTAAACAAAAAAGAAAATTTAGTCCAAAGCAGATCAAGAAAATGAATGATTTAGCTTTTCGCCGTTCAGAACAAAACTTAGAAAAGACAGGTCAATCATGAGCGTTAGATTGAACTCAAAACCACGCTTCAAATTGGACCCATTTAAAAAGCCCATGGATCAATTAAAAAGGACAACTAAAAAGAAACGCCTTACTCCTAAGGAGCGTGCAGCGTTAGGCTTGAAACCGTCTGAAGATGAAATTCAGACTCAAATCATTAATGAGTGCCAATACCTTAAATATAAGGGTTTTCGAGTATCTGAAATTATTAGGCATATTCCTAATGGTGGCCTTAGAAGTAAATCAGAAGCGGCTAGGCTCAAAAGAATGGGGGTTAAAGCAGGCACGCCAGATTTACTACTTCCAGTCGGTAAACATGGTTTTATCGCTCTATGGATGGAATGTAAAACAGAGGATGGTGATTTTCTGGACTCTCAAATTGAACAAATTCCTTTACTACAAATGTTAGGAAACAAAGTAGTTGTATGCCGCTCAGTGGCAGATGCGATCGATACAATTAAGGCTTATTTGGAAATCTAAATGACTGTAGCAATCACTTATAGAGACTCAGTAGATAAAGAACGTTTACAGCGCTTAATTGGTGAAAACTGTAAGCGAGCACGTTTATGGCATGGCATGACGCGATTTGAAGCAATGCATTTGATCTTTGGTTATAAAGATGAAAAGCAACTCAATCGAATTGTTGAGCTTGAGAAAGGATCTAAACCTATTTCGACTCATACACTTTATAAAGTAAGTCTTGCATATAAATGCAGTATCGATTTCCTCTTTGGAATCAGTAATGAAATTGAGCCAAATCTAGCGGCTTCTCACAATGGCCTAATACTCGAAACAATGAGAAGTACAGCCTTAGAAGTTGCTGATGTTATTAGCCACTCTATGTCAAAAACGATGCAGAACTTGCCTAGATTTCAGGGCGCAATGCTTCATATGGCTGCTAAGAACTTGGTAAAAGAAATATTAATGCATACCAATGATTTAGCATTTTCGGGTGTATATGGCGATTTAATTGAAGGCGCTCATGAACTTCAAACACATGTAATTGCTTTTGAAACGATGATGGCTAAATATCAACGAGCCATAGAACTGAATATGGTTGAGCATGTTGAAGGTTATGAAAAAATGAATCTCTCGATAACAAGAGATCAGCTTAACAAGCCCGTACCTGCTCAGCTTGAGCAAATATAACTTTAACCGATACTGACTAATCCAATGCAAAAAGTACAAGCTAAGACAAAGAAGAGTAATACAGAGCGTTATTCAGATGATGTTTGGGCATGTATACGCGCCGTTTATGAAGCTGATGGGGGAAGTAGTGTTGAGCGAATACTCGATATTGTACGAAATACAACCCAAATCTTCGATTTACCCTCAAGATCTACTGTAGTCGCTCGGGCAAAGCGTGAAAAATGGCTGCGCCCCGATAGTTTAGTGCAATTATCTACGGCCAAACTGGAAAAAATCATTCAAAGATGTAGGGGGTACTTTGATTTGATCGGTGTAAGCAATGAACCTGAGCAAGAGGAAAATCACGAAGATAATCAACATTATGAACAGCAAATGGCGCTAGATGCGTATAACTCAGACACGCTCTATCATGAGAAGAGGCAGAACATTATTAATGCTGCTGGTGATGGAGTCAAAAAGTTACTGTCTAACTACACACATCGTAAAAAAAATAAAGCCGAAGTCATAAAACGCGCTCGTAATTTGTCAGATAGAGCGCATCTTATTCTTGCTCATACATTGGACAATATTGTTTTGTCCAAAGAGCTTATGACGAATGTTCAATACAGACTATTAAGCAATGATATTGATAAATCGAATCTAGAAATGACTTTAAACCTCAATATGTCATTTTTGGATAAAATCAATTTAACGGTCGCAAGTATTGAAAAACTGCATAAGTCTGATTTCGCTCTCTACGGTCTTACACCTGAAGATCTGAAAGAACCCGAAACAGGTAATCGTATGCAAGATCTAAACGACGACGAAGCATATGAAGCCCAAAAACGTAAATTAGACGAACAAGTAAGGATGGTCCGTACACGGCGTGAGTACATTGAGTCTGGTCAGATGGAGGAGGAAGTCATGGCAGATGTAAGGGCGCAAATGGCAGCCATGGACGACGGCGCTGATGTAAGTGATGAAGATTTAGAGGAATAGTAAAAATTGTTTTATTTCTTTGGGTTAAGTAAAAAAATACGTTTTATATTTATATAAAGTTTAGTAAAATTGCATCATAGCCATTTGGTCATGGCTATATCCAATTTACGTTTTAAAGTAAGCCTCACTCCAATTTTTTAGTGAGGCTTTTTTTTGTCTGGAACTTAGAAAAAGCCACATAATTTTAAAGACTGATAATGCCTATATCAGTAAAAGTGGTTCTAGATTTATGGCAATTCAATCAGATGATTTAGGTTTTATCGTTGGTGAAAAACAATTCAAGGAAATGGCAGCGAGTATTGATCAGACACGTGACAATACAGAGAACATTCTCAATGTCTTAGTAAGTAATTTAAAAGAGGCAGTAGATAGTGACCGACAGGGCTTTAATAGAGTAATAAACAGAGTCATTGATGCGATTGACAGCACTGAGAATAATAACAAGCTAAGTGATGAACCTACACAGCGAAGAGTACCTGTAAGAGACAGCAATAAAGAAAGCAAAACTACAATTGTTATACCTCAGGATGCCTCTGAGCGACCACGGGTAACAAATAGCGCCTCAGACCGGGCACAAGCTTCACGCGAGAGACAACGAGACGAGAAAGGTCGTTTTATTGGGCAGAACAAAGACAATGGAAACCTGATTAACCAAGTAAAAGACATTGTTAATTTTGGTCGTATCGATGGTGATGTACATGGGTATGATCCAACAATAGACGCGCTAACAGAATTAAAAGATGTTGTATCACCGGTCGGGTCTGTTTTCTCTAAAATGACAGGTAAAGCGGTAGGCTTATTTCGTGGTCGTATGCGTAAACGACGTTCTGATGAAATACTTCCTGATGAGCAAGCGAAATCTAACCGCCGTGAAGAAGCCAGTGATAAGGAGCGTAATAAGCTTCTTAAACGGTTAATTGATGTGGTGCGAGGTGCTAAGAGTCATTTAAAGCCAACGGATCTATTATCTAGTTTGTTAGGTGGAGGTGTAGGAAGAGGCAAAGGATTACTTAAATTAGGTCGTGGCGTGCTTAAACGCTTACCTTTGCTTGGTGCCTTAATTGGTGGAGGGTTACTGGCTAAAGATTGGAATACGCTAAATTCAGGCGGGAAAGGGAAAGGTATTGGGGAAATTGTAGGGGGATTAGTAGGATCTGCCTTAGGTACTTTTTTCGGACCAGTTGGAACTATTGCTGGCGGCGGTTTGGGGGTTTATTTAGGCGGTATATTTGGTCAAAAAGTTGGTGAATGGACTGATGACCTGAAAAAAATCGACTTTGGTCAACTCTTTACCGATGCCATTTCATCAATTAGAAAAAGTACAAAAGAATTTGCGGCTCATCCATTTCAATCAATTGCGGGATGGGGGAAGTCACTATGGGAAAAAACCAGCCAAGGAGCATACAACCTTTCTGGTGGTGCAATAGGCACAGACGTTGCTGCTTCTAATTCTCCTATCGGTCGCAAAACCAAAGAAAAGCAGATGGCCGTATTTAATGCCATGAAAGGTGCAGGGTTTAATGAAAATTGGGCCGCTGGTATTACGGCGACGATTGGTCGAGAAAATGATTATCAAGATAAGTACCTTTTTGGTAAACACCAGGATAAAGCTGGCGGTACAAACATGGGCATGATTTCATGGCAGGGTCCGCGTAGACAGGGTTTAGCCAACTATATGAGTCAACGGGGCTTGATTGATGGCAATGGTAATATTATTAGAGGTCAAGCCGCTTTAAATGCCCAAGGCGCTTACTTGAAACAAGAAATTGATACAAAACCCGAGTATGCAGATGTAAGAGAATATATAAAGAATAACCCTAATGCTTCAGAGGAAGATATTGCACGGGTGATGGGTAAACGTTTTGTGAAGTGGGCATACGGCCAAACGAGATTAAGAAATGGGAAATCATTCGATTATCGAAAACATCTTGCTAAGGAATATAACTATCGAGATAGCATTGATGCTCAACTACAAGATAAAAACAATTCAAACATCTCAAGTAAAAACGTTCGAACTGATGTGAAAGTCCCTTATGCGCTACCAGAACAAAGAGGCATAATTAATTCAAAACCAAGCCCACAAGCGTCAAAGGGTCAAAAACTCCAAGTACCTCAAGTTAATCAATTATCAAAAGTGAATAGCCCGGCACCTCAACAAGCGCAGGTAGTAATTAATAAGCAAGATGGAATGATTGCTCAAAATATTTCTGACCGTAATTTAGCTCATGTCATAACGGGAGGTTTAGGCTCTAGTTATAATGCATAAGTGCATAAATAAACCCTTTAGTTTAATCACTAGAGGGTTTTTTTAAGCATAAAAATACATTAATGCATAAATTGTATTTAAAAATATACACAAATGTATATAATGCACGGGTTTTATTGAGAATCAAACCCATGTCTAATGCAAAATTGATTATTGAGCTTGTAGATCCAAAACGGATTACAACCACACTATCCAAAATTATTCAAAATGATTCAAAAACAGAATCTATTTTTGTCGCTTTTCATAAAGATCGAGCAGGCTCAATTGTTTATGACACATCAGGTAAACAGATCAAAGTAGACTATCTGGACGGCGCAGGTTTTACTTTTACTCGATATAAAGATTTCTATGATCTAAAAAGTGATTTACAAATCGCGGGTTACTTAATTGTTAATGCCAAATTATTAGAGCTTGAATTGAAGCTCTTGAACTTATCAGACAGTACTTTCGCAAATCCTATTAAAGAAATATCGGATCAAATTAAAGGCCATATTGATACGTGTGCTTTACGTATGGGACAAAGCAACAATACGGAATATTGGAAGGCTCAACGTGAAGCATATGAAGCAGTCCTTCATATTATCCGTGGTGTTACTGCGGTTGCATAAAGATGGCATTGAAAGTGAAGAACAAAAGAAAGCCGCGTATTACAAAGAAATTGCATGTTCGCGCTGCTGAAATGCTTATCAAGTTGGGTTACGCCCTTCCTGAAGATTTTGCCCGTGATGGTGGTCCAAATCTTATGTTTTGGTTCCGTTCAGTTGAGTGGTATGCAATAGGGTGGGATACAACACCAGCTTTTGAAGAGCTTCAAATTTACTTACAAGACGAATTGCATTTGGTTTTTTACGGATATACGCGTTCGTTTTCTGACATTGAATATATCAATACCCCTATGCGGGTTTTTAAGTTAGCAAAACATTTGTATTTAGCTCGCCGTGTTCGTGGCGAACTAATTATTAAGGGGAAATAAATGGAACGCAGATTTTTAACGGGCCTCTTGCTGATCGATACACTCGGCGATTTAGTTAATGCTTCAACGATCTTGACTTGTTTGGAAAAGATGGGGACTTTTGAATATTTTAAACAAGACAATTTTCAAGTTATTGGCCTGAATGAAATCTCTGCTGAAGAAGGTCGCCGTGTATATCGAGTTCAAGATTTACGTTACGCAATTCAAAACTATGAGCTGCTTTCACGTAATGCAAAAATTCAGTATTTGATTCATCGTTTTGGTTATACAAAATTAAGCGAATGTCTGACTAAAGGGGCTTCTGAATTCAATTATTTTGGGGTTGAGTTCACTCTTGATCATGTGAAAGAAAGCATGAAGGTTTATGAAACGCAGTTGTTAGGTCGCTTTACTGATCTAAATGAAGCTAAGACAGTTTTTGAAAAGCAGGCTATTACTTCCACTCATTACGACCTAAGTACTCAAAAATATGTTCGTTATGATCATGCTTGGCGTCATTTCGTTGATTTCAAATGGCTTAAAATTCCGCGTGGTACTACCACTAATCTAGTTGTTTTATCTGAATTGGGTAATGCCCTTAAAGGTGTGGTATGAGCTGCATTAATACGGGTAATTGGATCAATATGTGTGAGCCTCTGGCTGATGCTGTAGTGCCTCAACGTTTTGGCTTTCATGAACAAGTGTTTAGCTATCAAATTCTAGACTTGAAGCGCCTGACAATTGCGGTTGGTCCACATGGCCGCGATAAAACACTAATTTCACATTGCCCATTCTGCGGCACAAATGTTGAGACTGATTACGATTATCCAGCATTCATAAAACAGTTTGGTTATGCGCGTGCTCGGGAAATTATTTTTAGTAGTCGTAATCTGCTCATTGACAATTGGTATGACGAAACAACCAAAACTTTTAGTGAGCACCGTGATAAATCCAATCCAAATCTAATCAATGTCCCTGCTATTTCATTGGCCTTTGCAGCCACAGTCATTAAAGAGGCTGGCGGCTTGGAAAGTGCTAAACAGATATTCAAATCTGCTCCTAAACAAGCTGCTGTGATGATTAGAACATATTGGGATATGAAACCCCACAATGTTGACACTTTCTATTCAATGGGCGATGGCGTTGTTATTAAGGTTTCTTTAGAGGGTCGTTTTGAACCAGTTGGAGAGATATTTCACTCTTATGAAGAGATGATAGAAAAAATGTGGGAAATCTATGGTGTTGTAAATGAACGTACCAATTTCACTATTAACAAAGTTTTAAAAGTAGATCTATTCGATTTACAGGTCGCTTTATTCATTTGGGAACAAGAAAATGAAGAAAATGCATAGTGATGTGGGGATTAGTGTCTTTGAATTAGTTCGCACTAAAGGCGTTCCAGAATGTGAAAAAATTCTTCGTAATCTTGAAAAGTCTCATTTACCTGACTCAATTCGTTTCAAAATAATTGGTAGCAGTTGGGTCAGTCCCCAAGAAGGCGGCTTTACCGTTCCCGAATTACGGCGTGTTTTGTTATCCCTCACAATCCTTAAAGACCTTGGAGGGTATGGAGAAGCGCAAAGAATTTTAAGTGAAAGATTAAACATAGCAGGTACAAAACATCAGTATCAAACAGCAATGTTAAAACAGGCTATACGTGATTTTAATGCGTGTTATCCAATAGAAACTATTGAATTAAAACAGCCTATACAAGAATGGTTTTCAAAGCATTTGAATAGTTCGATCAAGATGTTTCATGTTGCGCCGTTAGTTTTGAAACCTGTAGTTCTTATTGCTTTATTGGTAGTAACTGTTTTCTTAATGATTGTCGAATTTCCTTTTGTTTGGAACCATTCTAGAAAAGAAGGCTTATCTAAGAAACAGGACTTAGTTATTAATCAGGGCGTGGAATAAGCTATGAATTTTAGTGAAATGGCGCGGGATTTTTATTGCCCACAAAACAGATGGGAACTTACTCAACCTTCTAATGAAGTACGTAAAAAGGCTAAGAAAAAAAAGAAGGGTAGAAAGAAATGAAAAATATTATCGAAAAATTGGGGTTAGATGGTTCTGTATTTGAATCAGAGCAAGAGCTAATGGTTTATTTGGGTGAAGTCATTGAGTCCGCGCCGCCTTGTGATATCAATGATTTATTTGTCGAACTATTTCCTGAAAACAATCATTATCATTATTTTGCCGAGACTGAACAAAAAGACGGGCCAGCAATGACTTGGGAAAGTGCAGGTATGTACGGCTGCGGTCATTGGATAGGCGTTGATGATGGTTATCCATATAACACGCGTTTACATAGCAAACCGTATATAGCGCTGAATGTTATTAGCATTATTGTCCGCGGCATCTTAGGCCATAACTTGTATGAATTGCGCAGTAAAAAAGGTGAATCAATATCTGAAGTAGCTGAAAAGACAAGTCTTAACAACGAAATCATTCATAGATTAGAAATTGGTGCTGAAGATAACCCGACGCTTAATACCCTTAAATTACTCGCTAATCACTTTAATACGACTGTTTCATTTTTATTGGATGAATCCGATATTCACAAGAATAGTGAGCGTTATTTATGGCTGAAACAATATGCAAAACGTATTGAATGGCGTGATGAAGATGCAACTTTTAGTTGTTCACGCCCTGAGCTAAACAAGAATGTAGATCGGGCTATAAAAAACACCGCTGAAGCAAAGGCAAAGCGATTTAATTGCGATTTAAGCCCAAGTTGTTGAAATATGCAAAGTTACTTCTCCCTGTAAATTTGCATAGTAAATTTATGCCGTATTTGAGATTAAACAATGGAAAATTATAGAGTTGGTGATGTGGTTGTCCGTCGCAACCCTGCTGATAACGCCTTATATCAACTTACAAAAATTACTGATGGAAAAAGTGCGCGTTACGAGCTGCAGTCTAAACATCGAAAAATAGTTGTTGGTAAGACTGGTTTAAGAAAAGCTGATGGCCGTGAGATAGGTTTAGGTAAGAAGTTAGATCTTCGTTTGTTTTCAACTAGAAGATTTAAAGGTACAGGGGTGATGAAGTGAAACCGATTTTGAGTGTTGATGATTTGGCTAATGCTCTTCTTGAGAAGCACATGAAAGAACAATGTCGACGAACCTTTGAGGCACAAGAGTATGTAGTAGATTTGCTAGATTTTCTAATTTTTGATTCAACTCAAAATAAGTACTTCATTAATAAAAGAGGTGTAAGTGAACAGACGCTTTTTAGAATAAACGGCGCTTGGCAAGCTTGGCAGATTCGTCAAAATGAAGTGGAAGAGCTTAGAAGTGAATGTAAACGGTTACAGGATAAAATCAATCGCATCAAGAATCCTAATGTTCAAGACACTTACAACTTTGCACAAGCATTTTATCGCCGTGTAGTAAAAGCAACAGATCAGCAATTACCTAAAGAACTTTCAGAATTAAAAATTGAACCATCATTTGTTAAGGCAATGTTCATTGCGGCCATGGGTGTTTTTGATTTTAATTATGACAACTTGTGGAGAGGTAATATGAAGGATGTTTTTCCAGCAATCCTAGAGACTCCTGATGAAGTCGTAGGTGAATTAATGATTGAAGCTAATCATACCCATAGATCAACTCCATAAACTTCAGATACTTAATAAGTAATTAATATATGTGCAAATGATCATTTTGTTAAATGGATAAATGATCATTTGCACATTTGTAAATATGATCATAGGTTTTTATGTCTAAGCAATTTAAGCAAATAATCTTTTCAGAACATTTAAGACGGGGTAATTTCCATCAAGCTTTATACACCTCATACACCGCAGGCATACGATGGATGCCCGATTCATTTAACAAACCTGAGGATGAAATAATTAAAGAAACAGATGAAAAGTACTTTAATGCTCTCAAGCAATATTGCGAAGAATGTAGAGCAATTTGTGAGTCTGTGAATGATGTTGCTATAGAGCATTTATTAAGAGCCGCTCATGAGGATCTTTACATGAATGATATGCGACAAGCTATGTGTCATATTCTCGCTAAAAAGGCGATATACGCCATTCAGCCGCCTATTCTTGTCGTTGATGTTTCTAACATGGATCCTGAATATATACGGTGGGTAAAAGAGAACCTTTCCAAAAATACAATGACAGTAACACCTTTAAAGGAATTTAAAGACCTAAACCTTGGGGAACACTATGCAAGCATTAAATAATGGATCATACCGTTTAATTTTTGAGTTCAAATTTGGTGAAAATGCAATTTTAAGTTTGTCTCAGGCAGAGAAGCTATTAAACGACAAACCTGACGGCGCTGAGTTTTGGGATTGTTCTAAATTTAGTAAAAACTTTCGTGAACGTACTGCTGAGGAATTAGAGCAAGGAAATGAAACTTATTTATATACTTATGATTGTTGGTGTCCTTACTCTAAAACTTGGATAAATGCCCAAGTAGTTACATGCAAAGCATATGAAGATCAAACGTTTGTAGATTTCAACAAGTTAGAAAATTATATGTCTGATTATGTCAAAGCTCTTGAAGAGATCGATCAGCCACTTATGCAAGAAATGTTAGTTGCAACTATTCAATCGATGGGCGTTTATATTAAAACCAGCGCTGAAGCCCTAGAAATGGGGATAGCAGGCCGAAGCGGATATTTATTAGCAGATTTAGAACGAAGATTCACTGAGGTAAAATTCACTCTTGATAACCTTCAAGCAGTAGAGCCAAGTGTACTGAATGAGAGACGATATTCAGCGCTTAAATTGAAGAATAGAGAGAAAAGCGAACCGAGTACTGTCAAACGTTTAAATGAACGTTTAGAAGAGCTACAGCGTGAAGAGAGTCGAATACGTAGCTTAATTAAGGATGTGAGGAATACTCAAAGTGAAAATGCAGCTAAGAACCTTCAGATCATCTCAGGCATTGATGTCACTGAATTGGATTTCACCGCATTTGTTCAGCGGATACAAGAAGGAAGCAACCATATAAATGCTGGCATTGTCTATGATTGCTTGGGCGCTCAATCTGATGAAGATTTTTATAAAATGGTTGGTAAGTTGATCGAACTAAACATATTGGCTCGATGCATTCGTTACAACGCATATGATGATGAGCCATATGAAGGGTATCGTGAAGACCTAACACTGACAGAAGAGCGATATGCTGATTACTGCAAACCAGAACCCGAAACGGGTGAGTTCGGTTGCCCATTGACGGGTGAAGTAATTTCTAAACAAGAGTTTGATTCAAATATCTATTTCACATATAGCACAACGGCGAAATATAGCGAGGTGGTAGCGCCGTACTTTGTTTAAGGGTAAGTCCTGCATAAAGGGATGAGGTTTTCTTCATCCCTTTTTATTGTTAAAAATTACCCTTTTTGTAGTACATTACATACTACAATTATGCAAACATGTATAATGATCAAAGATAGTTATACATATTTAATTATATTTAAATGAGGATTTGGAGATGACTGTTAAAACAACAGGCTTCACACTTCGAGATGCTCTTGAAGCCAAAACCAAACGTTTGCGAACAAAATTAGAAAGTTTAGTAAAGCCCTCTGAAGAGTTAAACATTAATTCTGATGTAGCAAAATTGATGGAAGCACTCGAAAAGTCTTCTAGCTTGCCTCCTAATATTGATGAAATATTAGGATCACAAAAATATGCTAATGCAGAGGAAGCTGCAGCGCTTTACATTAAGCTTGCAAAAGTTGCAGTGGTTGAGGGTCATCTAGGAAAACCCCGTACTCGCTTGGGTGCTGAAGTGTTACGTGATGTGGATATCGATTTAGATACAGTTAATTATGCATTTGACAGAGCAATGAAGCAAAATCATGGTTAATACACCCAACAACCCGCAGTATAGTTGGGTATATCAAGAACTAACAAAATTCGATGGTGACGATTTCAATTTAGTAAATAACGTTGCTTATATTATTTATAAGCAACGTAAAATTGAATTTTATGAAAAACATCAAGGCAACCCTACTGAAGAACAAATCAATAGTTTTCATGATATTTTTATGATGCCTGGTCAATTACAAGCTTTGCGTGACCAAGCAGGTATTATTGTTACTGATATTTTAAATATTACATTAGCGAAAAAAATTACTGACCTTGAAGCGCGACTAGATCAAGAAGCAAATGCAGAAATGAAAAGGGAGCTAGATGCTCTTAAAACCGCCGTTAATCAAAACCAAACTAGATTAGATAGTGACTTGGATAAAAAACATACCTCTGTCATGACTAAGTTAGGAAAAATAAATGAGGAAGGCTGGGGTGCTTGGCTTAAAGAAATAGGTAAAGCAGCAGTAATTACTGTAGCTTCTACTTTTTTACTTTGGGGAATTTTTATTCTTATTAATAAAGGTCAATCTGCTCAAGATAATGTTACTAAGAAATATTTACCTACTGATACGCCGTCAGCTGTTTCAACTCCTAAATAACAACCTGCCCTAAATACAATTTGGGCATAAACTTGATAATTTATAAAGGAATGATAAATGAGTTTATCTGAAATACAGGAAAAAGAAGCACAACTAAAATATGTTGGTAAGCTAGTAATAGAGTGCTTTAAAGATGCTGGTTTAGATCAATATTATATTGACGAGAAAATCGAAGAATTTTCTGAACTTAGTAACTATGCCGCTTTACATAGAGCATTAAGAATATTAGATGATAACAATATGATACGACTAGCTCAAAAGCTTGAAGTTAGCGTTACTGATCTTGAATCAACTCTTAATGTGTTGAGTAAAATTTAACTGAAATTTTTAATTTAAAAGCAGTATTTTTATAAGGGCTATTGAATGAAAGGTATGACGCGGCAAATCCTGAATGAACGTTTCACTTCACTAATGAAACCTCATGAAAGCCCAGAAATGTTTATTGCAACTAAAGCTTATATTATGGGTTATGTATCAGCGCTATTTGGTGAAGAAATAATCTCTGAAAATGAATTCTTAGAACATCAGCAAAGATTAAATGATTTTGAATATAATGGCCCAAGAGAAGAAAAGCTAAATTAATTAATATAAAAGCCCTCTATGGAATAACGACCAAGCGGGCTTTTTTAAAACCTAAATAATAAGACCACTAAATTAAAGTGGTGCCCCTAATGGAAATTTTTGATTCAAAAGGCAAATTAAAACAAGTTTTTGTAGTTGGAACTGTACCAACGATTACAACAACTCTTCTCCCTGTTATTTCGACAGTCAATCAGATACTTCATAAAGATCTGCCCGGTTTAAATATCATTACTACGACGCAAAGTGACCATATTCAATATTACGGGTGGAAGTCTCCAATCGAGGAGCACCAGGATAACTCGGGCTATATTTTCTTTATGCCGATTAACATGGAATCAGAAGATTTTCTATTAGTTGAGAAGCCAACCATTGACCCAAAAGTTAAAGAAACAGAGCGTATCAAGCTCGAAGTAGGCACTATTTACGCCGTTAATGACCGTATACCACATTCAACCGAGGGTAGTGGCCGTGTTGTTGCAGCCTTTTTAGGACCAGTAAACAAGAAGTTCATCACTGAGGATTATCTCTTAAAAACGGTCATACCAAAATTTACAGATGCCTGTATGCAGGTGGAATAATGAAAAAGTCACTTTAATTGCTTAAAACAAAATAGCCCTAAATATTGATATTAGGGCTTTTTTTATGTCACGGGTTACGCAACTAATCACGTTTAACTTAAATGATCGGGGCCGAAAGTTTACTGGTCAAGATCGTTCAGATGTTGATGTCCAAGCATGGGTAGATCTTATTAATTCACCAGCAACGCAAGAAATGGTGAAAACAGGCGGCCTTTTCGGTTATTACGGCCACCAAGTTAGGCAACTTTTTGGAATGACCCCGCCGGAAACGGCGTTCTTAGCTGGTAAAGAATACCGTCTGAGCCCAGCAGTTCGGACCATTGAGTTTAGTGCTGATCGTTCAGGTAACGTTTCTCATCGTGAAGAGTTCTTAGAAACAGATTCAGGGGAATACGCATTTAAGAACTTTAAGGCAAAAGTGGGCGGTTTTTCCATGGCCGTAGATGCTCAGCCTGTAGGTGGGCGTTTCATGCCGACCATCATGGGCGGTATGGATTATGTTTTACAGCAAAACTATGTCGATAATCGTGGTTATGTGCTTGATTCGGCAATCACTCAAACGCCGTTAATTCGTGAGTCTTTGGAATTTGGTTTAGCTGCAATCCTTGACTGTATCAATGATGTGCAATACGCCAATTTCACGCTTGAAGACGCAAATGAACGCCTTTTACAAGCCATGCAGCTTGAAAATACATTTTTACAAAAACAGGCACGTATTGAGCGTCAACGTTTATTACAAAAAGAACGCCAAAATGAAGTTTATGACAGTGCTTTATGTCCAACAGTAAAGCTCGATGAGTTCTTAGAAGAATCAAATCGTTTTCTTGAGATGGGGCAGCAACCAAAACCTAATAATCAAACTCAGTCTGAAGCAAAGCCGAAGCTTTTGGGCGGCTTTTTTAACTTTTTCTAAGGTAGAGCGTAATGAATCAAGAATGTTCTACACGTGAATTTGTTAAAACGGCGTTATGCAACGTCATTCTAGATTTTCAAAAATGGATGATGCCCGATACAGCTGCATTACAGGCTTGGAAACAAGATCCTATGCCTACGGTAGTTGTTGAAGGGCGCATGATTGATGATGTTCAATCGATGTTGGACAGTTATCGGAAAACTGGTACAGCTCGCTTGCCACGGCTATTTTTGGCACTCCAACGTATTAAAGAAAAACCAGATGCAAGCAGCTTGCACGCTGTTCCATACGATTTAAAAACACGTATTCCTACAGATCCACAAAAACGAAATATCACTATTCGCGCTTTAGCTCGGGCCTTTAGAGTTCAAATCGCTTTTGTAGTGAATGATCCTGACAGCGCATCGAGCATAACTGATCAATTCAGTAATTATTTCGAATTACAGGAAAAGCGCCGTTTCCCTGTGATCTATCATTTTGCCGAAGATGTTTCTGACTCATGGGCTCTCACAGTTCTAGATAACTCGTTATTTCCTGACAGCGCATCGGTCGAAGAGACAAACCTAACAATAGGCATTTTTGATTTTGTATGCCAAGGATTATTGCCCCAAGTCACGGGGGGATTAGACCCTAATCAGCCTGCACCTTGGTCGGTTGTTGTTGAAGCAGACATGTTTAAAGACAGACCTGCACCGTTCTTCGCACGTTTAAAAGCTGATAAGTACTCGGGTAAACGTAGTTTAGAAGTGGTGATTAAGGGGAGTACAAACGTATGAGTGCTCCTAGCTTCATCATTACCGATGTACGTATTGGTTCTTACAATGAAGAGAAAGTACGTATAACGGGCACCTATGACACTATCAACGGCATTTTAGCGATTTCTAAAGTTTTACCTTACGACTCAGAAATAACGTTTAAGGACAAAACACCCGAGCAGATTGAAAAAATTAAAGTACTTAAACGCCATACGATGATTGTGGTGGACAGTGCTAACAGTTTCAAAAAGTGGGATCTCCATTTTCAAGAAAAGTTGCATCTGCCTGAAGCCGCAAGTGCTTATTACGAACTTGAGCGCTCAGGTCGTTTAAAACTCGGGAAAGAAGTTGCAAACAGATATAACGCTAAACAGGTTTTACAGCTACGTAAGCTTGATATTGGTGGATCTGTCTATGAGTTAGATCCCGATTCAACAAATAACGGCCACATTGCTGTTTTAGCATCTTGTTGGGCAGCAATTCGTGCAATGGCTGCGACTGCCATTACAAGCAACGATAAAGTTGAAATAACTGAAGAAGATCAAGATGACTTCTTAGTTCCGTTCACTATTTAAGGTAGTGCGGAATGCTTAAAAGTCTTGTTGATTTACCTGAGTGGCATGCTGCGTGTAAGCGGTATCGCTACGACTTGCCACGCTTTGCAATCGAAGCTTTGGGCATGGAAATTACTTGGCAGCAATACGAGCTTTATACATCTATTGCTGTTCCTGGTAGTAGAACGAGTGTGTCATCAGGACATGGATGTTTTGGTATAGATACACCGATCAAAATGTTCAATGGGAGCTTTAAGCCCGTTCAGGATATTGAAGAAGATGATTTAGTAATGGGCGAGGACAATCAAAGTTCTCGCACTGTTACGCATGTTCTACGTGGAAAAGAGAGACTTTATAAGGTCCGCTACAAAAATGGCAAATGCGGTATTTTCAATGAATCTCACATACTTTGCTTGCTTGATGAGGCGGGCCATAGGCTCACAATTACATTAAAGAAATTCTTAGAATTTAAGCGACCAAAACAACGCCGTTTTAGTTTTTATAAGTGGACCAAAAAGGGTTTTGAACGTGTAGAAATCCAGTCTATTAAATCGATCGGGAAAGGTGACTACTACGGCTTCGAGCTGCTTCATAATCACATGTTTTTGGGTGAAGATGATGTAGTACTACACAACACAGGTAAAACCCGCTCAGCGGGCGTTTGTGCGCTTTGGCACTTACTCTTTTTCCCTTTCTCAATCATGTTGTTCACGGCTCCGCAGATTGATCAACTCCGAAAGCTTGTCTGGAAAGAGATTGAGATATGTAAAGACCTGATGAAAACACGCCGTTTGGCGTGGATGGTTGACTACATCGAGGTGCTTGCAGAAAGCGTATACATCAAAGGCTTTCAAAAGACTTGGCATATCTTTGCTAAGACTGCGCCACCAAATAAACCTACAAACTTGGCAGGTCTACATGCTAAGTACCTATTTATTTGGGGTGATGAGGCTGCGGGTATTGAAGATCCAGTTTTTGACGTTTTAACAAACGCATTAACTGAAGAAGATAACCGTATGGCACTGACTTCACAGCCAGCCAAACCGACGGGTTTCTTCTATGATACGCACCATAAACTTTCAATGGCTGCGGGAGGTATTTGGAATTCACTTATCTTCAATAGTGAAGATTCTCCGATCGTCAGTATCAGGAAGATTAAAGAGGCATTATTACAGTACGGTAGTCGTGACGATCCATCATATTTAATTCGTATACGTGGACTATTTCCCGACCTTGCTGGCGAATTCTTAATTACATACAAGAATGCTCGAAAGGCATGGCAAGGTAGAAGTCTTAAAGATAAGAAGTTTAAAGAATATGGCTACTTTATGGCGGTCGATGTCGGCGGCGGTGTTGGCCGTGACGATTCAGCTATTGTTATTGGTCGTGTGTGGGGTAATGCCAAGTTTGGCGAACGGGCACGGCGTATTGAGATTATTGACGTTCCGCTCTGTAAGAATAACGATAATATTCAGGAATTGGCCGGCATCATTAACAACTGCCTTATCCAATATCCCAATATTTCAATCCTACTCGATGCCAATGGTACCGGTGCGGGTTTAGCTCAATACCTAACTTCAATTGGTATTACATATCGCCGTATTCATTGGGGCGGTCAGTGCTTCCAAACGACTGACAAGAAGATGTATGTTAATCAGCGTGCTCAAGCTTTCGTTGCTTTAGGCCGTGCAATTGCCGAGAACCGGTTCAAGATCCGCACACTACTGTTTAAGTCGAAAATAGAAGAGCAATTAACACGTATTCCTTACACCTTCGATGATCAAGCACGCTATAAGATCCTATCTAAAGAGGAAATGAAACGACGCGGGATCAAGTCACCTGATTTGGTAGATACCTTTGCATTTATGTTTTTAACCGCCTCCGCTTATATGGTTGCTGAGGATAGCTTTACTAAGGATATCAATCATCAAGGTGCGGGTAGATCTTCAGATCAAATTGAGGCTGAGGCCGTACTTGCAGAAGCTGATGAGTTTTCTGATCTTTTAAGCTAGTGGAATTTTTGCCAAGGCTAATTGTTTTAACGGGCTATAAATACCGAAAAATTTGGATCTATAAGCTCATGAGTGAAGAAACAGTACAAGTTATATTCAAGGTCACGGCAGCGGGGCGTTTGGCTGCATTAAGTGAAGACAATAACGGGTTAAATCTCTCTCTAAATAAAATTGGATTTGGCAACGGTCATTATGAAAGTATTGATAATGACCAACGTACAGAATTGGAAAATAAAGTAGTTGAGGCTGCTTTATCAGCGGGTGGAATTGAGGCGACCGAAAATACACTGATTCTTTCAGTAAATTTTGTACCAACCAAAGTTGTACAGGTCAGTGAAATTGGCGTTTATGCTGAGGATGGTACTTTATTTGCTGTAGCAAGTTTACCTGAAGGGATGTATTTCACTTTAGATAAGGGGATCTCTTTTGTAGGTTCTTTTGGTCTAGCTCTTGGGACTACTTCAAACATTACCGTTATTGTGCAAGTAGATGTACCTATCATGCAGCAATTAATGGTCATGCATGAAACTGCGGCAGATCCGCACCCTCAATATGCTAAAAAAGTTGATGTCGATGCTAAGGATCAGCATTTGCAAGATCAAATCGATGACATTGAACAAGAGATTGCTGATCTCTATCCAAGAGTGATTGCTAGCGGTGTTTCTAACGGCAATGCAACTATTGATCTAGGCAATATTGTCTCAGATATGCGTGACACCAAATACGTTATTTCACTTACCCCAGAAGGTGGTCATGAAGGGTGGACTATCTCTAGAGGCCTAAAAACCTTTGCTTTTAATGTTTTTAATCGTTCCGGAACCAGCCGTGTCGGTTATGGCGGGTTTGTGAACTGGAATGTAACACAGACGTCGCCTGAAAGCGCGATTCTAGGAGATGGTGAGTACACAGTACCAGGGGATTACATGATTGGTATCCCAGCACAATCCACTAAAGATATTATTATTGTCGGAGCTGGCGGCGCGGGTGGTTCTTTCCGTTGGAGTACTGAAGGTGGAAATGGAGATGGCGGTAATGGTAGTAATACTAGTTTATCGCTTGATGGAATCATGTTTGCTATTGCTTCGGGTGGTTTTGGTGGTACTGAGGGTGTTTGGGGTAATGGCTCATCGTTTACTAATGGAAATGAAAACGGTGGTGGTGAGCCGGGCATAGCTCAACCATTAGTTGCGGATCCAAGAGTTACCTTTATTGAATCCTCAAATGGTTTAAATGGTCATCCTTATGGTGGGGTTGGGGATCATGTCGGCGGGTCATCTGTTAGTCCAATTTCCATTTATGGCGCGGGCGGTGATGGGGGGGATGGTCATGGTGATGATGGTCTGTCATTTGGTGGTGGTGGTGGCTCAGGAGCATTTATTAAGGTTCGTGTTGCGAATACGACCGACAATACAATGTACTTAACTCTGACCATTGGTGCGGGTGGTACAGTACCCCAAGGATTTAATGGCGAGTTTGGTGTAAACGGTTTTGCTAAGGTTATAAGCGTTTGATAGTGGAATAACCACAAAAGCACAAAAAAGGGATAACTGAAAATGAGTTATCCCTTTTTAATTGCGAATGAAAATGTCAGTTAATGAATATTTAATCGATATACGGCGCTTAATCGAACTCAATAAGAATAAAGCTTCTCACGCCAATGTTTTGTTTCAGTATCAAGTAGGAAATGATGAAGTTTATGATCATTCATTGATAAGTGAACGTGCATATAAAACACGCCGTCACTCTGATGTGGTGCGTATAGCCTGTAATGCCTCATTTTTTCATGAAGCTTTAGAGGAAAAAATTATCTTACTGCCACGGCTAAGCGAAATCATACGATTGCAAAAGTTGCATGAGGTGAAGAATGCTTAAAGATGCTGATTTTGAACCCGACAAGTTTAGAGAAACAATCTTAAAGGGTGGCTTCGGTAAAGATCTTAAAAATCGCCAAAGAGACGACCGTTCACAACGTCGTACTGCAGAAGAAGAGCGTGAGAGCAAAGACGATAAAAAAGGCTCTAAGCCTATGTTCTTGCGTCCTTCTGACCTAGCGGGCGATTATGATTTTAAGCGTGCCTTACAGACGACTTTAGGCTTACCTGAGGGCATGACGCGTGTTTTAACCAAAGATGACCTTATTGCTTTTAAGCACAATATCGAAACTATTGCTGAAAACTACAAAGGTGGGATTACGGTCGAGCAGGTTATTGCTTTTAGTCGGCAAGACGATATTGATTTAGCCAATCAGCAAATTCATGTAGCTCACCCCGTTCGCCGTAAAGGTGGACTTGTTCACTTCATTACGAATGCAAGCAAAGGAAGTGAAGCTAAGTATCATCACGTAAATGTTGAATTTCAGGCTTTTGACTCACTTATATTTAATCCTGAACGAATTAAAACCACAACTGTCCAAAATCGTTTATCAAAAGGCAAAGTGAAATTTGAATGTGATTGCGGAAAATTTAAGTATTGGTATCGCTACATTAATACAGTTGGGGAAACTGTTTTAGGACGAAAAGAGGGCGGCTTTCCAAAGCTTAAAAACCCTCAATTGACTGGTATTGCTTGCAAGCATTTATTACGAGTAATGCATTTCATCAAATCTGCACATGGCCGCCGTTACTTAGAACAAGCTTTAGAGTCAGACCGTTCAAAGCAAGTGGATGTTCGTTATAAACAAAACAAGAAGGATCTGAGCCGCAATCTTTCAGAACAAATGGTAAGAGCGAATACAGCGCGAAATCATATTGTGCCTAAAGTACAGCAAGAAGTTAAAAAGCTTGAACAGAAGGCTTTACAACGTGCAAAAGTAATTGCTGAAAAAGCCAAGGCCGTGCAGACCACACATCAAGCCATGAGAAAACTTGAAGTACTTCGTAAACAAGGAATATTAAGCGAAGACGAATACCAACTTTTATCTAAAAAATTGCAATGAGTGAACCATGTTAAAACCGATTCGACAAGAAACTAACCGGGTAATGGATGGACGCCGTATGGCAGCCAGATCTGTAGTGATAACAAGTCTTTCTGCGGTCGATTGCCATGTTTTTCGTAGAAAAGTAGATCCTGTTAATGATCAGCAAACAAGAAATGAAACTGTTTATCCTGGTGCTGAAGTTTTAGGAAGCCAAGAAGAGCACGCAACACATTATGAAGATCAAGGTTATGCAAAAATGTTATTCGATCATTTTGCAGCTGGAAGTATGTGGAGTGATGGTTCTGGGGTAAATATTGGTGAAGCCATCATTTCAGCACAAGTTGAACCATTTAATCTTGATGATTACGGCGTAATTAGGCAGATGCAGCGCAATATTCCCGACTGGACGCCAGAAAAGGGGGATATTTTTGCACTTCTGATTACTGAAGACACAATAAAGTGGCTTGAGTGTATCGGTGCTACAGGGGTATCACTGCCTACAAGTCACGGGGTGAAATATATGTTCAACGTACGTGATTCTCTTGAGTATTTAGATCCATTTAATTCACAAGTTGAAGATTTACGGGAATAAAGATTTTTAAGTAAAAAAAGGGGGTGGAATTTCAATATTTCGCCCCTTTTTGTTGTCTTCAAAATAGGTTCATCACAAGCCAACAATCAGGCACAGGAACCTATGTTTAACAACGAACAACTACGTGATCATGCTCAAAACACAAGTACGACTTTAGCAACCGTCGGCAAATTCTTAGCTGCAATGCAGTATCAAAATGGTCGCCCTACTAACTCTGTATCTCAGTACGATAGTATTGTTGCTCAATGCGCTCAAAACAATATCAATGTTAATGCGCTCATTCCAAAATCTTTAACGGGCCTAATTGACCTTTTCAAAGAAAACCCTGCTTCAAAAAATCAGCTTCTTGACTCGGTTGCAAAAGGTATTGAACTTTATCGCAATGCCCATGGCGGTAATATGCCAACGGCTGCAGCTGTAGCAGCTGCGCTTGATGCTGGTCATATCATCTATGACGGTTTAACGCCATCCAACACCGACGGATTGTTTGATAGTGCGAATGCTCGCACTGTAAACACTGAAACGCGTTCTTTCTATGACAGCGTTTCGTCTGGCAGTTCAAGCCATATTGCAGATGTGCCAGCATTAGCAATGGTTACAATCACAATGATGATTGCAAGCTCGTCGCCGCTTGTTGCATACCTTCCTAACCCGATGGGTACTAATACATTACCACTTGTGTATGTGCGCCAAATTGCGGGCCGTGATTACGGTCAAACGCGGCAGGGTGAATTCCTCGATGGTATTAAAGCAGCAGCTCAATACTTTGACTCTGTTCATAAATTCCGTATGGAAACTGTTGATAATCTGATCTTCAAATTAACAACAAAACGTGTGGTTGATGCTGATTTAAATCCTGTTGGTAACGACCGCTTGCCGATTATTGTCGGTGCTTCACGTATTTACTTAAACGGCGTTCACATTGCTAATGATGCAGCTGTCCGAGGCAAAACACAGGAAATTACTAATTTCTTTCCAGTAGATAATGCTGCAGTCAAAATTAATGGTGAAACTTACAAGTTGAAGTCGGGAACCCATACGGCTTCAAATGACACGATTACTATTGAATTTGATAAAGCGTTACCGGTCGATGCGGAAGTCACAATCCAAGTTGTAGCAGATTATCAGCGTAAAGATTCAAACGGTAGTGTGATTTTACAAGCCCCAAATGCCGACATCGATCTAGATTATGCAGAAGTACATGCGTATCCGGTCCGCGCCGTATATCACGCGACAATTGAAGCATTAACGCAAATGCAAAATGAGCTTGGCGTTGATATGCGTTCTGCTTTTGTTGCGATTGTGATTGCAAAATTAATGCTTGAGCAAAACGTTCGCTTATTGAAAGAAATTGCAGGGCGTGCAAAAGGTTTAGGTTTTAAACGCCAATGTGATTTAACGCGTGGCAGTGAAATGACGCAAGCGTTTAATAGCACAACCATGATTGGTGCTGAAATCTTCCCAGCGGTCGAAGACTGTAAACGTCGTGTTATCGTACGTACAGGGCATAAACCTGATGGTTTTGATATTTACAGTACTGGTTCACTTTCTACTCTTATGAAAGTCCTAGCGAATGATACAAACTTTGTGCCTTCAAGCCTGACTTTCGGGCTACCGACTGAAATCACTCGTATCGGCTCTAAAGGCCAAGATAACTATTACTACGTGCCTGAAGCTGCGGGCATCGTAGTAGAAGGTGAAGTAACAGTTAACAACGAAACATCTCAGTTTGGGGAATTGTTAGTTATTGGTCGTAATGCTGTACCTGCTAAATCTGTATTCGTTGGTCATACCGCCGTACCAGTTATCACTAAAGACGTCACTTCAGAAGACTTTGTACAAGGTGTTTGGTACATGTCGCGTTCTGCAGCCCAAGTGAATGAAATTGCGCGCTATGCAGATCAGGTTGAAGTTCTTCATGTCATGAATCTACCAGCAGCTCTAACCGTTGCAATGTCTTAATTATTGAAATCAAGAAGGCAGTTTTCTGCCTTCTTTTTAATTCTTATTTAGATAATCAAGGAAACAAAAATGGCTGAAATTATTGATGCTGAAGTTGCACAAAAACCTACTACTACTCGTGCTAAATCACGAAACAAAACAGCTGAAACTGAAACCGCTGCGCCTGCAGCTGAAGCAGCTGTAGAAACTGAAGCCGTTGCGCCTGCAGTCGAAGCAGCTGTAGAAACTGAAACCGCTGCGCCTGCAGCTGAAGCAGCTGTGGAAACCGAAACCGCTGCGCCTGCAGCTGAAGCAGCTGTGGAAACCGAAACCGCTGCGCCTGCAGCTGAAGCAGCCGTAGAAACTGAAACCGCTGCGCCTGCAGCTGAAGCAGCCGTAGAAACTGAAGCCGTTG